GGGGGTTTCCGCGAACGCGGTCCGCGAGCACCTGAACCGGGTGTACCGCAAGCTCGGCGGCATGGCAGCGCACTGAAAGCCGTCAAGGCCTCCTTACCCGTGTAGCTCGGATCGGCCGGGAGTGGATCAAGTATCGTCGCAGGTCAGAGGCTCGGAAACGGATCTTGAACGGCCCGCGAAGGAAGACGCTCGGAACGTTGTTCCCACGTCGAGTTGATCCGCTCCCGGTCACCGCGCTAGCGTCCCGCCAGGGACAAGCCGCGCGTGCGCACACGAGAAGGCAGCCCACGCGATGACGGCGACGACGACAACCCTCAAGAACGCCACCCCGGCACCCCGGCTCTCGAAGGCTGAACGCCTCCCCTCCGGCCGCTGGCGTGCCTACGTCTGGGACTCCCACCGCAAGGCGAAGGTGTGGGCGACGAACCCCGAGGACGGCTCCGAGACGTTCGAAGAGCAGTGGGTGGCGGAGGCCGCGCAGCTCGTGCTCTACCGCCGCATGGATGCCCTGTATGACGAGCTGGGTGACCCTCAGAGCCGGAAAACCTTCCGCCACCCTTTCCCTGAGGTGGCTCGTGAGTGGCTCGCGGAGAAGGAGAAGGCGCCCGGCAAGCGTGGGGCCACGGAGCGCGGGGGCACCGTCCAGACCCGCCGTGCCCGCCGCAGCGCCGTCAACGTCCTGTGCAGGGCATTCCCGAACGAGGACGTGCGGCAGATCGACCAGGACCGGTTCCTGACCTACCTCGAAGAGGAGGAGGAGATTCGGTGCTACTCGTCGTCGACCATCGAGAGTCGTGTGGTGTACATGCGCCAGATCGCCGCCTTCGCCATGCGCAAGGGCTACTGCGAAGACGACTGCACCTCAGGAATCTCGATCATGGTGGAGCGGGACAGGGAGCCTCGCTACCTGACCGATCAGGAGCTGTGCCTGCTCTCGTACCACGTCCCGTTCTGGTTCTACGTGGCGACGCTGCTCGCCTACGACTGCGGTCTCCGTGCCGCCGAGGTGGCTGGCCTGCGCTGGATGCGCGTCGATCTTGACTCGAAGACGCCGAAGATCATCGTCAAGGACGTCATGGAGCCGAACAAGGTGCTCCGGTCCTACCCGAAGGGCAAGCTCACCGAGGCCGTGTCCCTCCCGCCGCGATGCGTGGACGCCCTCCGGGTCCTTCAGGCGTACCGGCCGGATGACGGGCCTGAAGACTTCGTCGTGCGGAACGACTCCGGCACCCTGCTGTCCCCGAGCGACCCGAGTCGCATCCTCCACAAGGTCTGGGATGCCCTCGGCCTGGACGGCGAGCGGGTGAGGTTCCACTCCCTCCGGCACTCCTGCGCCACGAACCTTGCCGAGGCGGGCGCACCCCTGGAGGTGATTATGGAGCGGCTCCGGCATAAGAACCCGGCCGTCACCATTCGCTACATCCGGAAGTCGCTGGAGCGACAGGCAGAGTGGGCGGGGCGGGTTCAGGACGCCGCGAACGCGGAGGTCATTTCCCTCTACAACGAGCGCACCCGCCGGGCACAGGCGCCCACGGCAACTCCGACGCCGCGCGAGGACGGCTCAGTGGTCGTCTCCGCCGCTCAGTGGGCTGCGATGGTGGCCCTGCTTCAGACGGCGGCACCTCAAGCTCTCCTGGCGCCGGAGCTGGCGGCAGCCAGCTAGGCGCAAGACGGGTGGGGTCGGTGCGAGGTCCAGACACCGGCCCCTCCGAGGGCGTTCAGCGCTTTCCCTCCCGGACAGCCTCGGACCTGTCCCGAAGGTCGGCAGCGGCCTCGCGCTGCTCACCCTCCGTCTCCGTGTTCATCAAATCGTTGAGCACGTCGAGCATGGGCGCGGTGATAGGCACACCCTCCTTGATCAGCACCTCGAATCGGCCATCTGCTGCCCGTCTTCCAGTGATGTTGATCCATCCCCGCTGGTCAGAGGGACCAATCCGCAGGTAGATCGCCACATGAGCCACTCCTTTTTGTTGGGTGAGCAGGTCCGCGAGGGGGCAACTCGGCGCCGCGACGCTGCGACGAGCAGTCCCTCCGTTGGGACACTGGCGACCTGAATATCACACAGATGGACACGCTGTGCGCTGTTTAGCCCTGCGAAGTAAATTTCCCTGCGCATTCACGCATCTGGGCCAGCTCGCTCGGCGACTTCAGGGCGATCTCCCTCAGCACGGCGTACATCTCCGCATCTACGGCGTCCGGGTGGATGTCGGCCATGAACGCAAACAACACCGCCGAACGCGGCATCCCGAGCACCGTCGCCAGGTCGGTGATCACGGAAGGCTTGGGGATCGATCCCCAAGCCGGGTTCGCTCGGAACACGCGGTGCACCAGATCCGGCTCCACGCCCACCTTGGTCCCGATGTGCGTGGTGAAGCCGCGCCCCCATGGGCCGGGGAATGCTGCCTTGAACAGGGCGCGCACGTGCTCCAGGCCGTTTCCAGCACCGGGGCCGTTCTTCAGCCAACCCGACACGATCTGCTCCCGCTTCGTCGAACGGTCGTTCGTCATCGAGTAGCCCTCCCTGGTGAACGGGTGGCGCACCGTAGTGCCTTGGCCTGCGCGCAGGTACCGCTAAAGAGGTACACGAAGTTGATCAGTGTCGCAGCTCGCAACCCTGCGACCAGTACAGCACCGCTCCGTGTCCACCGGTACAGATACATCTCGATCGAGTGTATCGATCCGTTACTGAGTGCACGGTAAGTGTCGTCGCGCGTCGAGGGACTGTCGCCCTGTATCGCACTTTCGGAAAATTCTGCCGGAACCCTTGCTGCTCGGCGTGTCGGGATGCAAGGTCAACCTTGTTCGATTCCGAACGCAAGGCGACGGACGCCATCCGCCCAGCGCACGCGCGGTCCACATTGTCCGTCCACTTGCGACCTAAGATCACTGAAATGCAAAGGGAGGCCACGTGTTGGCAGCAACCGCCGACGTTACCGGCGTCCAGTTTGCAACTGACGACAGCCTGGAAAGCCGGTCTGCCGAGATCTTCGACGACCTCCTGACGCCTGAGCAGACCGCGACGGTGCTGAGGGTCAACCGTGCCAGCATCTACCGACTCCTGCGCAACCAGGAGCTTCCGAGGGTGAAGTTCCTGAGCCGCACGTACGTCGCGATGGAGGATCTCCGCCGCCTCAAGAAGGCCGCGATCGAATCCGCACGGGCGGAGGTGGCCCGCAGCGCCAGGAAGACGCCGCGTCCCCGCCGGGCTAGTTAGCCCGCACAGCCGGACGACGACACCCGCGCCGCCCGGCCGCACTTGATCAAACACAAGGGAGGGTTGTGATGACCCAATTCCAGTGTTTCAGAACTCCTCGTCGCCACCGGCGACTCCCCGGTGAATGCCTGGACCGGTGCGTCGATTACCTCTGGCAGCGCGAACACCCGGGGGTGGAGGCGTGGCCGATCGAGAACCTCGGCCTGCGGAATTACACCCCACGCCACGCTCGCAGTCCCCAGCGTCGGCGGGTCTACCTGTGACCACGCAGCACGACCAACGCAACACTCCGGCCCCGCCAACGCTGGCGGAGCGGATCAGGCGGTCCATGCGTGACCGCCTGCGCGCCGCCGACAAGCTCCGCATGGAGTACGTGGACGCGGCGTACACCCCGATTGGACAGCGAGCCCTCGTCATGCTTGGCACCGCGTTGCTGGTGCTGGTGATCAATCTGGCGACTCTCGGTGTTCTGCTCTTTCAGTAGAGAGAGGACGAAATGCCTGTCGCGTCAGCGTTTCCGCCGATCGACCTGAGCGCCGTCACCGATCGCCCGCTGGTCGAGATGCTCAAGAAGGACCCGGAGACGCCCGAGTTCAACGCCATTCTCCGCCGCAAGCGCCGCGAAGTCTCCCAGCTCCGGAACGCGAAGTGGCCCGCTGTCCGCGCCGTGGAGCCCGAAGCCCGTGAGGGCGACGAGCCGCCGCCGAAAGGCATCCTCCAGGAGTAATCCCGTGAGCCACACCCACTTCTGCCCAGGCGGGTGCGGGTCTGCCGTGCCGCGACACCACTACGCCTGCCGAGCGTGCTGGTACCGGCTTCCCGCTCCCTACCGGGATGCCCTTCGGCAGCACCATCACCGCAAGACCGAGGCGCGGGCCGTCGCGATCCACGCCGCTCACACCTGGTACCTCGACAACCCCTTGCCGCCACAGGAAACCCGCTAAGAGAGGACACCACCCGCCATGCCGATCACGGACTTCACCGCCCCGCCCCGCCTCGCCGTGGGCAGCCATCCCCACAGCACGACGTACATGTGCGCCATGAACGTCCTCTCGTGGGAGAACGGCGACAAGCGCATCACCGACATGCCCTCGTGCACACCCCGCCCCCTGGCTTCGATGGTCCAGCTCGTCAACGACCGCCTCTGCACCCACATCACCGAGGAGACGGACCCGCGCACGGGCGAAAACATCCGCGTCCTGTGCGCGCCGTGCTCGGTCACGATGCTCCGGCTCGCCCACAACACCGTGGGCGCCCCGGACCTCACCGTCGGGCGGGGCTGGGGCTGGACGGCCGACCTCCTGACCCGGTCCCTGAGCGACCTTCGCAGCTCCGAGGACGCCAGGGTGGTCTCCCAGGCCATCACGGTCGCCACGGCACACGCAGAGGGCCGTACGCCGGACTGCCCGACCCCCATGCCGGTTCGGCTGACGACGTCCTCCATGGCGGAGCTGGCCTTCGCCATCGTCGCAGACGAACTCGTCAACCACGTCAAGCTTGAGCCGACCTTCGACAAGGCCGGACCTATTGCCATGTACTTCGCCGGTGGGCATCTCCTGAGCCAGGCGCGGCCTGTTCCGGTGATCCTGGAAGGCGTTGGGCGGACGTTCGCCGCCGGGTGCCTGTTGTACACAGCTGGCCCTGATTTGGTCGACAGGGCACAGGAAGCGATCGACCTGTGGATCAGCAACCAGGACAAGGCTGGTGCGACGCTGCACGTCGCGAAGGAGTCGGTGGCGGTATGACCGTCCAGGGCGAACGCGCCACCGCCTATCGGCAGACGTTCCTTGATTTCCCCGGGCTCCCGGTCCCGCTGTGCGCGGAAATCCGGCCGCTCGACCCGATCGGCGTGCGGCTGCACTACTCCAGCCTCGCCGACGTGGTGCAGGTGGCGAAGCGGTTCGACACCAATGTGGAGTTCCTGGAGCGCACCGCGTTCGTCCGCGTGTCCACTGTGTACATCGCGTGCGGTGAACCGATGCTGGCATGGACCCAGCTCCACTCGGTCGAGGCGTTCAGCCTCCTGCGCGCCTGGGACATCCCTGTGGAGATCGACCCACTGACTCACACCTGTCCCGACGCGATCTCGGTCAAGGCTGCGCACGCCGCGTCCATGATGAAGGTCGCCTAAGCCGGAGGTGGGACGCGTCTGCCCCGACCCGGCGCGCCCCACCTCCACTCCAACATACCCACCCGAGGAGGCTCCGATGGCAACGACGATCACCCTGTCCGGCACGACGCCCACCGGCAACCGCAACGGGCTGTCTGGTCTCACGAATGCGTTGCTGCGCGGGGACAACACCGGACACATGATCGTGGCCGCCGTGTCGCTCAGCCGGACCACGACGCACTCCGGCGGCAAGGTCACCTTCGTCCTGGGCATCGACGACATCGAGGTGTACCCGCTCGACACGCCAGGCTGGGATGTCGCGCGCGGACTGCTTGAACAGCAACGAGAAGCTCGAACCGGCGAGGTCACGCTACCGTTTGAGAGGTCCGAGTGAGACGCTGTCCGTCCTACGGAATCCCGTGCGGTATATGCGGATTCCCCACCCAGGCATGGGTTATCGGCTTCGCGAACACACCCACCAACTGCCGGTGCACACCGGTCCGTCACAACCCGCAGGCAGGGATCAGTAACGCAGGAGCAGGAAACAGCCCGATCGCTCGCGGTCAAGTACGGCGTCCTCAAGACCCTCAAGTCCCGCATCCGCGACCTGGAGATGGAGATCCAGGAGGAGTTCCTGACGGCCCTCGATGTGGGGGACTCGAAAGCCGCGACCCTCGACGACGGCACCCGGCTGGGGAAGGTCACCAAGGCGCACGGCCGCCTGAGCGCCGTCGTGTTCAGCGAGCAGGAGTTCCTGGCGTGGGTTAAGGAGCGCTATCCGGACGAGGTGATGACCATCGTCCGGCCCGCGTTCGAACACAAGATCCTGGAATCCGCGAAGCGGTGCAACGAGACGACCGACCCGGCGACAGGAGACGACGTTCCCGGCATCGGGCTCGTCGCGGGCAACCCCTACATCACCTACCGTGCTGAGCGCGGCGCCGTCGATGTCATTGCGCGGCGCTGGCACGAGATCGCCGGTCCGTTCCTCCTGGACGGTGCCGAGTGACCGACACCAAGACCGTCTTCGAAGCCCTCGCCGATGTCATGGCCGACGTCCGCAACGTCGGCAAGGGCGACTACAACCGCGCGCAGGGATTCAGCTTTCGCGGGGTCGACGCCGTGGTCAACGCGGTGGGTCCCGTCCTGCGCCGCCATCAGGTCATCATCGTTCCTCACGCGACCGAGGCGCGCTCCCGCGACGTCCTGTCGGCGAACGCGAAGCCCATGCGCGAGTGCACCGTCCTGGTCACCTATCGGATCTACGGTCCGGGCGGCGATCACATCGACACCCAGGTTGCCGGTGAGGCAATGGACATCGGTGACAAGGGCACGCCCAAGGCCATGTCCGTGGCGCTTCGGACGGCGTTGATCCAGGCCCTGTGCCTGCCCACCAACGAACCTGACCCCGACCACGACACCTACGAGCGTGGTGCGTCGGAGTCCCTCCTGGACCAGGTCCGCAGCTACGCCACCGAACAGGGCTTCGACCTCTACGCCATCATGGCCGACTTCCAGGCCCGGACCGGCGACGAGATTCAGGCGGCGGAAGACGACGTGCTGTCGGCGTATCTGGCCGATCTCAAGGAACACGGCCTCCGTGAGGAGGCACCGGCATGACCGTCCTCACGCCGTCGCAGCAACGTGTTCTGCGCTTCCTCCGGAACTACGTGACGACCGTTGGCTACCCGCCGAGTATCCGGGAGATCGCGGACGGCGTGCACCTCAAGTCCGGCTCGACCGTCCACTATCACCTCAAGACCCTCGAAGCCTTGGGCTTCGTCCGCCGCGACATGGGTCGGCCGCGAGGACTGGTGATCCTGCCCCCGCCGGGCAAGTCATGACCGACCCGATGGACCACCTCGGAAGCGTCTCCCGGGTGTATGCGATCAAGGCGGCGGAGTTCAGGGACATTGCCGTCGCGGCGGCGAAAGCGGAGGCGCACCACAAGTCGGCCAGGGCCAAGGAAATCCTCCGGGCGCAGGCCGAAGGCGAAAGCCTGTCGCACAACCGGGCGGAGACCATCGCCGATGCCGACGACGAGATCGGCCACCTCCTCACCGAGCGGTTGGTGTCCGCCGCGATGGCCGACGCGCACAAGGAACAGCTCCGGCAGCTCAGGGAACAGAACGCGAACGGCCGAACCATGGTCGTCAACGCACGCGAGATCGATCGACTCCACGCCAACGACGGCGCAGACCTCTGACCACGCAAGGGAAATTCCATGACCGACACCCGAAACTGGCGGCTCGGCACGCATTACCGCATCCACGGCTACGCGGAGACGCCCGGGTCCTTCGATGACGAGCCGATCTTCACGGCGATGAATTCCGTGATCGCGGAGCAGATCATCAAGGATCACCAAGGTTCGCTCGCGGATCGCCTGGAAGTTCAGGTGCTTGTCAAGCAGCTCAAGCAGGCCGACGCGGAGATCCTCTATCTCTCGCAACGGCTCCAGGAGACGAACCAGCGGGTCGCCACGCTTACGGGGAACGCGCTCCGCACGGTCGGCATCGCCCGCCGTGCCAACAACGTCTTGGGTGAACTGCTCGACGAGCGCGGCGCGCAGAGCACTACCAACGCCGAAGCCGCCTGCGAATGAAGCCCGGCGTCGCGCGCAGGTTGCTCGCGGAACGCTCCTGCGGCCGGTGCGAAGTCTGCGGAGTGCGCCCGGCGCGCGAGGCTCAGCACCGCAAGAACCGTAGCCAGGGCGGCAAATGGGATCTGTCCAACTTGCTTCACGTTTGCGGCCACGGCAATACGGATGGCTGTCATGGGTTCATCCATCAGCACCCGACGACGGCATATGCCAACGGGTGGAGTGTGCGTCAGCCCAGGAGTCCAGCAGAGATTCCTGCCTGGGCGTGGAGCCCCTACGGCCGCATCTACGTGTGGCTCCACGACGACGGCACGACGAGCCCCGTGGAGATTGCCGGACTGATCTTCGGAGCGATGCAGGCGGAGATCATCTACGAAAGGGGTACGGCATGACGGCCATCCTCGCGAACGCGCTGCCCGACTACGTCAAGGTCCACTCGGCGGCGGAGATCTTCCCCATGCTGACCCAGGAACGGTTCGCCGACCTCGTCCAGGACATCAAGGAAAACGGTCTCCTGGAGGCCCTCACCACCGACCAGGACGGCGCGCTCCTCGACGGCCGCAACCGCTACCTGGCGTGCGCGGAGGCCGGTGTGGAGCCCCGGTACGCCACCTACAAGGGCGATCCCTGGCGGTACGTAATCTCCGCGAACCTCCACCGCCGACACCTCACCGACACGCAGCGCGCCCTCATCGCCGGGCGCCTCGCAGTCCGGCTGCCCGGCCGCCCGGCAGAAAAGGCTTCATCTGATGCCTTTACCGAAGCGACTCCGACCCGCCGCGACGCGGCGTCGCTGCTCCAGGTCTCCGGCGTCGCCGTCGAACGTGCACGGCGCTTGCAGCGCAACGGCAACGACGACCTCAACCGCCTGACCGAGGAAGGCAAGGTCCCGCTGTACACGGCGGTGCGGGTGTCCGAGATGCCCGCCAGCGACCAGGCGACGTTCGTGCAGAGGATCGACCGGGGTATCTCGCCGTCGATGGCGATGCCGACCAAGGCGCCGCCGATCGAGGCACCGGCGCCGTCCGGCCCGACCAAGCGCCGCCCGCGCCCCAAGGACGACACCGTCATCTCGGCCGACGCGCTGGACCGGATCTCGGTCGACATGAACGGCATCGACCTGGCCCTCAGGCAGATCACCGCCATTGACCCGAGCGGCACACCCGACGAGCGCGCCGCCTGGGTGCGCTCCATGACGAAGGGAATCCAGGCACTGACCCGAGTTCGCAAGCTCATCAAGGCAACCCTCGATACGTAAGGAATGCAGCCATGCCCACGACCTATTCCCCTGTCCTGAAGGAACTTCGCGCGGATCACCTCGGGGTTGACCCCAAGGTTCAGCGCACCATCGACCCCGCCCGGGTGCACAAGATCGCCAGCAACCTCAATCGGGCCGCCCTCGGGACGATCATCGTCTCCGCCCGCGACGACGGCACCAACCACGTGGTCGACGGCCAGACCCGCGTGGAGGCCATGAAGCAGTGCGGCCTCGGCAACGAGCTGATGGACTGCAAGGTGTTCTCCGGCCTCACGCTGGCGGAGGAGGCGGCACTCTTCCGTCTGTACAACGACACCAAACAGGTCCGCCCCGTCATCAAGTTCTGCATCCGCGTCATCGAGGGCGACGAAACCGCCATGCTCCTCAACTCCATTTTGGATGACTACGGCTGGCGCGTGACCGGCGCGTCCGGCAAGGGTTTCTTCCTCGCCGTGGGTGCGCTGGAGAAGATCTACGACGGCGGGACCCGCTTCGAGGGGGGCAACGGCGCCGCCTGCGACACGCTGATCAACCTCGTCACCACCGCGTGGGGCCACAACCCCGATGCCGTGCGGGCGGAGCTGGTCGAGGGCATCGGCCTGGTCATCCTCCAGTACGGGGAGACGCTCGATCTGCGGAAGCTCGCCGTCGAACTCGGCCGCCATGACGGCGGGCCGGTCGGCGTCATCGGCGACGCCCGGCAGCTCAAGAAGCTGCGCTCCTGCCGCGTCGCCGACGCCATGGCGGAGGTGGTCGTCTCCATGGTCAACAAGGGCCGTAAGACGAAGAAGATCCCGGACTGGCGTCTCGTGGCCGACTGAACCGAGCGCGGGCACCGAGTCGGTAGCGGAGAACGAGGATGAGGGACGCCCGGTGGTGTGGTTCAAGGTCGATGATCGCTTTTACTCCCACCCGAAGGTGCTGGCGGCAGGCGCAGCGGCGATCGGTCTTTGGACGATGGCGGGCACGTGGTCGAGCGGAAACGAGAAAGACGGTTTCGTGCCAGATCATGTGTTGCCGCGATTGGATGCGGATGGACCGTCGCTCGCCCAGAGGCTGGCAGCCGCAGGGCTGTGGACACGAACGCGGGGCGGATACCTGTTCCACGACTGGGCCGACTATCAACCGAACAGCGACTCCGTGGTTCGGAAGCGCAAGGCAGCACGAGAACGCATGCGAACACTGCGCGAAAACCGACGTTCGGAACCGACAATTGCCGGTCAGGGCAAGGATCGTTCGCGCGAACACCCCGCGAACGTTCGCAGCACGTTCGCGGAACGTTCGCCGCACGTTCGCAACCCCGTACCCGTACCCGTACCCGTACCCGTACCCGTACCCGTACCCGTACCTGAAGGTTCTTCTGACGAAGAACCTTCACCACCGCCACGGCGGAGACTGCCTGACGGAGGGCCGGAGTTCGAGGAGTTCTACGCGGCGTACCCGAAGCACGTGGGCCGGAAGGCGGCCGTCGAGAAGTGGGCCAAGGCCCTCAAGGACGGCGCCGACCCGGCCGCGATCATCGCCGGAGCGAAGCGCTATGCCGACGAACGACGCGACGAGAACCCGCAATACACGAAGCATCCGGCGACCTGGCTCAACCAGGCGTGCTGGGAGGACGACCCCCAGTCGCCTGCGCGTCGCTTCGCGTCTTCCCACGACGAACAGATCGCCGCCTTCCTGCGCGGCTCAGATGCCCCAGGACAGCCCGAGCCGCCCAGGAGGGCGCTGCCACCGGGGAGAGACCCATGACCCTGCACGTGACGACTGAGGCCGAGGTGCGCCAGCTCTTGGCGATCGCCATGACCTACGACCACCGCAAGCCCGGCGAGGCCACCGTGATGGCCTGGCTCGAAGCGGCCCAGCGAGCGCGCTGGACATTCCCGGAGGCGCGCGAAGCGGTCCTCGATCACTTCGCGAACTCGACGGAGTACCTGATGCCGGGCCACGTGACGGCCGCGATCCGCGCCGTCCGGCGCCAGCCGCCGACCCGCGCACAGCTCCCCGCGTCGCCGACGTCCCCAGCCCACCCGGACCGGATACGCGAGATCATGCGCGAACTCGCGGCCCGGCTCGGCTGGAAGGCGCGCCGCGCCTCGCCGGAGGACACGGCGGCGCTGGAGGTCGCCTGCCCCTACTGCCGTGCCGGTCCCGGCCGCCGCTGTGCCCGGCAACTCGCGCGCGGTCACCGGCGCGGCCAATACGTCGAGATCTCCACCCTGCACCCGTCGCGGGTCGCCCTGACCCGAACCGTCTCGGAAGGACAGTGATGAAGAAAGTCACCAAGGCGAGCGAAATCGTTCGCCTGATCAACGCCGTGCTGCTCGGCGTCACCATCGGCCTCGGCGTGCTCCGCTCCGTGCGCGAAACCGTCATGGCCCTGGCCGCAGAGCAGCAGGCCGCCGAGAAGGCCCGGAAGGCGGAGTAACGCCGATGGGATGCAAGCAGAATCGACCGGGCCCGGTCACCACGGCTCTCGGATTCCACCTCGCCCGGCTGCGCAAGGCGCGCGGCTGGACGCAGTGGGATGTCGCCGGTCTGGTCAGCGAGCGCGGCCGATACATGTCGCCGGAGGTCGTGCTGCGCATCGAACACGGGCTCCGCAAGGTCGACGTGGACGACCTCTACGCCTTCGCGAACGTCTTCCGCACCACCCCGACCTCCCTCCTGCACAAGGCACGGCGAGGCCGGTGACCGACGCATCCGATCGCGCGCTCGCAGGCATCGCCCGCGACACCAAGGCCGTTGCCACGAGCCTGCACGTCCTGTCCACCGACCTGCGCAGCGTGACGCACGCGCTCGTCGGCATCCACGAGGCGCTCAAAGACAGCAACCGCGCCCGGGACAAGTGGGCGCGTGCCGTCGTGGACGTGTTGGAAGAAGCCAAGGAGGGGACGGAGAGCGATGAAGACAGCGGCTGAGATCGGCCGGACCAACCGGTCCAAGGGTGCTCAGGCCGAACGGGACCTCGCGAAGTTCCTGCGCACCTGGTGGCCCCACGCCGAACGCGCCGTGCTCACCGGCTGGAAGACCCCCAGCCGTGCGTTCGAGGACCGGGGCGACGTCCGGGGCACGCCGGGCCTGGTGTGGCAGATGAAGGCCGTGGCCGACTTGAGCGACCTGGAAATCGACGCCGCGCTCAACGACACCGAGGGGCAGGCCGTGGCCGCCGGAGCCGACTACGGCGTCCTGGTCCAGCGGCGCCCCGGCAAAGCGGACCCCGGCAAGTGGTGGGCGTGGCTGCCCATCGGCGACCTCGGGCAGCTCGCCACGCGCGACCTCGGCAGCCCGCTGCGCCGAAGCTCCGTCACCATCCCCGTCCGGCTCCAGCTCCAGCATCTCGTCCCGCTGCTCCTGCGCGCCGGATACGGTGCATGGGACGGCGATGTCTCGGTGTGAGGTCGGGTGTGCCTTGCCGATCGGGTTCACCGCATTCATGATCGGGCTGGCCCTCTGGACATTCGACCATCAGGTGATGTGGGTGGTGCTCGGTCTTGTCGCGATTACGTTGTGCTGGGCGCGATCACAGGCGACTGATGACGACAGAAGCTAGCCGCACATAGAAGAGGCTCCCCGTGCTAGCCGGGGAGCCTCTCGACAGGAAGCGCAGCCATACGACGTCCGATCAGGTTCGACGCTACCCGAATCTGGAAGAGGGCGAAATGGAACATCGATGCTACCGCGCGGAATACTGCGCCGACCACGAAAAAGTGGATGGCCGCACGGTCGGGAAGCACATCAACCCCGCCACCGGGTTGTGCGACACCTGCGCGCGCCACGTCGCACGCGCGATCGTCGATCTCCCCGCCGACTACACCTTGCTCAACCTGATCATCGGGAAGGGCTCCACGGTCGGCGGGGAGCCGGTTCGCATGACCCGCGAACTCCCGATCCCGCTGCGCCCGCACGTCGAAGCCCTCCAACGAGAGATGGTCACCGAGACCGGCCTGTGGGCGGGCAGCGTCGCCGCAGTCCTCAACCACCAGTGGCGGGTCATCGGCCGCGTCCGGCCCGGCTGGCACCTCGACCGCGCCTGCACGCTCCTGTCCGGCGCACCGTCAGCGTTCCTGGCGTTGCGCGACGAGAAACACATCCGGTGGGAGTACGGGCGCCGCGTCCTCGTCTCCCGCGACGGCCTGGACGGGGCCCTGGAGATGCTCCGCCTGCGCCACAAGGCGCGGCTGTTCCTCGGGCAGACCCGCCTCGTGCACCAGCTCCCCGTCCCATGCCCCCGCTGCGAAGCGATGGCGCTCGAACGCGAAGACGGCAGCGAGCTGATCGAGTGCCGCGACTGCGCCCGCCGCTACACCTGGTCCGAGTACGAAACCCTGTGCCTCGCCCTGACCGACCGGCAGCTGAACGTCGCATGACCAAACCTGTGATCAACAGCCGGCTCGGGGTGTGGCCCTGGGCCGCCGACACCACATTGGACCGTGCCCGCCGTGTCGCGCAGGCATACCGGCAGGCGCTCCAGACGGCAGCTCCCGACGTGTGCACCGAGATGGACGCCAAGATGGCCGCTGTCGGCCAAACGTGGGTCCTCCCGGCCGTGAGCACCCACGAACCCCTGGACCTGCTCACCGCCGATCTGGCGGCCGAAGAGATGCGCGTGGCCCGGCGGACCATCTATGCGTGGCGGGAGAAGGGCCTGCCCGTCGTCGAGACACCGGACGGCCCGCGCTACCGCGTCGCCGACCTCCGCGACTTCGTCACCGCCCAGCGCCGCCAGAGGCTCAGCAAGGCCCAGAGGTAGACCTGCACGTCAGCTGTCCAGTCTCGTCCACTCGTGGCAGTGCCCGCAGTAGCCCGCCTCGACGTCCTTCGGATTCCAGGACACCAACCCGCATCGCGGACATCGGAAGCGGGGACCGGTCCGGTACCGCGCGTTCAGGGCCGTGACCATCTGATCCGCCGCTCCGAGCACGCCCCACCGGGCCAGCTCGTCGGCCTGCTCCGGGGCGATCTCGAACTCCACGTCCTTCTGACTGTCCATGAACGCCTTCATGCACAGCGGGCACAGTGGACGGATGGCGCCCTGATCCACGCGGGGAGTCATGGCCAGGCTGACCCAGATGCCGCGTCCGCATTGCGCGCACGTGCGCGCCGTGCTCGGCAGCTTCGCCAAGGCCATCTGCGAGTAGCACATGAGGGTCGGCCGGTCGTCGGTCATGCCGCTTTCCGCTCGGGCCGGACCCACGCCAGCGTCCGCGCGTTCAGGACGCGGACGTTCGCCCCCGGGCCGCCGTCGCGGTCGAGGCCGGTCACGTGGAGCTGCCCCCACGGCGCGGAGATCACCGTGTCGTCTTCGTAGTGGTAGTGCCCGTGCACCAGGAGCCGAGGCTTCACGTGCTCCGTCACCGCCTGGAGGCGCTGGCGGTGCATCTCCGACCGGAGAAGATCGCCCTGCCGCCACGCGGACGGTGGAGGGGGCAGCACGAGCGGCGCGAAAGCGGGCCGGTCGTGGCACACCATGACATCAGCGTGGCCGCCCTGCGCGGCGGCGGCGGCCTCGGCGTCGCTGATCTCCTCCTCCGGCCACCACTCGACGCCGAGGCGGAGGAACACGCGGTCCACCGACACCGCGCCCCCGAGGCCCAGCCACGCGTTCCCGTGCCAGCTCCACCGGATGGCGCGCGGCAGCCACCAGATTCGTTTGGTGACCTCGACCGGCTCCCCGTCGGCGTGTCCTTTCGCCAGCTCGCGCAGGAAAGCATGGTTCTCGTGGTTGCCGTCCACGAACAGCAAGTAGGCGTCCACGTCGGCCAGCGCGCGCGTCAAGGTGGTCAGGTACTCCTGTCCATATTGGTTGGTCGCGATGCCGAAATCTCCGACGTGCACCACTACGCGCGGCATCTCGTCCGGCAGCAGCACCGGCAGGCGGGCGGCCACAGCGGTGCTACAGCGAAGGTTCCGGTGCCAATCGCCAGCGACGACGACGAAGTTCGGCGACAGGTCGGACAGGTTCATGGGTCGATCCGTTCGAGTAGAGGGGCGCCCGGTGCCCCCCTGTGGGAACCGGGCGCCACCAGGGCAGCCGGGTGTGTCAGGACACCCGGCAAGTCATAGGTCCGGCGGCCACCACTCACGCAACCGGGCCACGCCGACGGCGGTCAGCTTCATCGGGTACGGCCTCCCGATCACGGCCTCCGTGGTGCGCACTGAGGTCCACATGTCGGTGACCGCCTCCCGCAACAACCACGTGTCGGCCGCCCCCGGCACTCCGGCCGGGAACCACCTCGGCCCGCGCGCCGTGGGCATCAGCACACACCAGAACTCCCGTCGGGCAATGGCGCGCAGCCAACGTACCCGAGGCTCCGTGCGCTTCAGCGGGTCGTCGCTTTCGGGCACGACGAACCTCCAACCGCAATGAATTGCAACGAAATGCGACTCGGTAAGACGGAAACAGCTTCCGCAGCTAGGAAAATCCGAGGGCCGGGCGATGCGCAGCGGTGTGCACGATGGTACGGTTTCGCCCAGGTACTCCCTGCGCAAAATCGCCCGGCTTCCCCTCTCAGGCCCAGGTGATCGCCAGGACCAACTCCACGCGAGCGAAGCCGACCAGGCCCACGCGCACGATCTCCTCCACCTCGGCGGCGCTCGCCGCCTCGAACTCCCGCACGGTCGTCACGCCTCCGTCCGAACGCGACGGCGTCTCGACCCTGCCGGGCAGCTCGGCCCCCCGCAGCAACGCGGCCACCAGGTTCGAATGGGATCTTCGGCGGTGGCTGAACTCGCCTTCGGCCATGTCAGACCACAGCCCGCAGACGAGGGGACCCCTTCTTGGCCTGAGCCGCTGGAGCCTTCCTCGGCTTGTCCCGCTCGGCCAAGAGCTGGAAGTGCGACAGCGCAAGCGACGCCTCGGCCTGTGCGGGCACGATCCGAGTGCCCTTCACCAGGTAGTCATCGGGGTACAGCAGCCGCACGTCTACAACCTCGAACGTCTGGGCCTTCAGGTCCGCCATCCCGAGCTTGATCAACGTGCACCCACATCTGCGCTCACACTCGACCATGAGGATTGCGTTCGGCTCCCCAGGCTCCGCGTCCAGGACCCTGTCCCACGTCCCGCTGATGTCTCGGACACTGGTCACAGGATCGGGCCACCGGTGGCGACGCGCACGGCAGAGCCGGAACACCGGGTACTCCTCCAGATACGCATCAACATCGGTCTCGTCCACCTTGGACGGTGACTGCGCCATGTCTTCCACTCCCTCGAAGTTGCGAATGCCATATGAGGTTCACGATCACCGTGCTGGGGACGGAACTGCTCTCCATCGAGCTGCGCGGACCCGAGCCCGAAGAGCAGGACGACGAGACGGGAGCGGCAAGCGGAGGTCAGTTCGAACTGGGCTTCCGCCCGTCGCGTCCATCGTGGTCAGTGCTCCCCGGAGAAGATCTCGATTGACCTAGCTGCCGGACAGCTCGACCGTGGCGACCGCACCCCGAGGCACGGGAGCCGACATCGGGCCCACCGCGACGACATACCGGTCACGCTCCGGAACACCCGACACGTCGAACCGGCCGACGCACCGGCCGCCCGCCTGGGTCGTACTCATCCGGGCTGAACCACCGAGCGCCCTGCCGTCCTCATCGGACACTGTCGGCGTCAGGCGTCCCGCCAGGGTCTCGCACGAAGCCCAAGCCTCGCCGGACACCGTCACCATGTCCGGCGTCAGCGCCGCTCCGACGATGCACCACACGATCACCGACAACGTCGCGAGAAACAGCAAGACTCTCACTGTGACTCCTAGTCCTTGATGCCCATGTCGGCGATGAGCTGGTCAGCGTCCACCCCGGCCGCGTCCGCGATCAGCGGAGCCAAGCCGACCAGGACGTGCTCCAGCTGCATCAGGCGCCGCCGCAGCGGGCTCGCGAGCGCGTCTTCCGGGACCGGCGGGACGACGATGACGGGCTGCGCCTTCGGCGGCGGGGCCATGCTCAAGGCGGCGCTCGTCTTCTTCCTACCCGGCTTCGTCGGCTGCTCCGGCTCCGGCTCCGGCTCCCCGTTCCAGTAGGCCGGATTGATGCGCTCCACGTAGTACTGGTCAAGCAACGTGTCAGGCGGCAGATCGAGAGCCTTTTCGGTTGCCTCAATCCGATCCGCCGGAGGGACAGTCTTCGGCGTGGGCCAGTAGAACGCGTTCCGCACGGTTCCCACGCTGACGCCCCAATCGTCGGCCAGCAGCCCGTACGTCATGCCGCCATCCTTCATGCGCTTGGCCAGTTTCTGACCTACGAAACGAATCCGCTCTTCGGTCGGGTAATGGGTTTCCACGGCGACTGCCGTCATGAGCACTCCAATTCTCGTATTTCTCGTTGTTGCACAACAGGTTCGGACTCCACCCCCGGCCCGCTCCCCGCGTCACGCCCTACCGCACTAGTCGCAGTGAGTCGCGTCACGTTGCAACATGCATAGCGACGCTAAGGGCTCATCTCGGAAATTTCTACCGTAAAGCACTGGTCCATTTCAGTGATGTTCAGTGGCTACGTTCCGTGGTTTCGCCTGCGTCGCGGCGCCGCCCCGGTTGGGCTAGCCCATCTGGAGGTTGACATCGGAGCGTCCGGAATTTCGTCGCGTTTGCGCAGAAATTATGCGGCTGACCTGCGAAGGGTCGATATCGAACATCGCCCCGAGTTGCTCGTTCGTAGGAGCCGGTGAAAGATGCGCGAGCTGCGCGATTTTCTCGTCCCTCGAACGGCGGATCGCTTGCCGCAGCTCCCCGGCGCGGGACGCCGCATCGTGGGCCTCCGAATAGGACTTGTCCGCCAGGCGGAGCAGTTCCACGAGCGGGTCAAGCTCGACCGGCTCCGGTACTCGCTCCGGCTCCGCCGTCGGGACGATTCTGGACACTGTCGGCGCGCTGTCACGTAGCTTCGCGCAGTTCTTCATCACGGCGCGCGCGGCCAGAAGCTCACCCCGCTCGCTCGGCTCCATCGTCCTGTTCCCGTTGGCGACGTCGGCGAGGTTCTCCGCCATCTCCGCAAGAAGATCGAGTTCCCCGGCCGTCAGGCCCGTGACCCACACCGCGTCGTCACTCCGAGGCTTCAGACCGAACAGATGCCGCAGCAGCGTCACCCGCTCGTCCTCCTCGGGGTTGTACGGCTTCCTTGCCTCCACGGCATGGTCAGTGCCATCGAAGAACGTCAAGACATTCCCCGCGACCCGAAATCCCTTGATAGACAACAGGCTTCTCCCTCGCTGTTCGGTGACTGCGCCGACACCGGACCCGCACCCCGGACAGGGTGCGCGCCGGAACCGGAACACTCGGTCAGCTCGCCGGGGGTCCGTTCTCCTTCAGCCACGGTGCCAGCCAGTCCGGAATCGTCTCTTCTCTAACCTCCCACTTGCCCCGCAGGGTCTCCGACTCCTTGCCGGACTTGAGGATGCGGGGCCCTGCAAGGTTGCAATCCCAGAGGCTCCACCACTTCCCGTCCACGCGAGTCCACCTGACGTAGACGTGGTCAATGCGGAACTCGTGGCCGTTGGCATCCTGGGCAATGGGCCCCTTGACGATGTCCGCGTTCAGCTCGTGGGTGTCCTGGCGGTGAACTCGCGGCTTACCGATGGCTGTCTCAGCTGCCTGGGCTGACGTTGCGTCTCCTTGCGTTCCCTTCTTGGCCAGCGCCCACCCGACGGGCGACATCTCGTACCTGTCGAACCCGACGTGCTCGACGTGCTCGACGGCTCCCTTCTTCCTTAGTGCCTCCATGATTTGCCGGGTTCCGGATACGTTGTTCCAGTTCCACCGCCCGCCCCCTGAACTCTCCGGCCACGTGCCGCCATGACCCGCCATGGCCAGCAGCACAGTCCGCTGAAGCTCGGTCAGGTTCGGCTCCGCCGCCTCGGTCGCGCCGCCCTTCACTGAACCACCCAGTTCTCGAAGTGCTCGCGGATCTGCTCCAGCTTGCCGTCGTTGCCCTGGAGGAGATCCCGGATCTCCGTCAGGACCACGGTCTGTCGGCGGCTCTCCAGGAGCATTCGCTTGTTCCAGTTGACCTCCACCGCGCAATCCTGGACTTCACCGGCCGTCAGTTCGGGATACTTCTTGTCCGGGTCGTTGCTACTCCGTACCACTTTCCTCCTCCTTCGTTCGTTGCATTCATCCTGTTAGGACGGTCACCGGTCTTGCTCTGCCGTCAGCCGATGCCCGGGGCTGGGGGCGCGACCGTCGGCCATGGCCTGGGCCTGCTCGGGCGTCAGGCGCGAGCCCTCACAAGGCGTGACCCGGTCCAGCCACTTGTGGGTTGAGAAGACCCACACGCCATCCCGGACCTTCAGCAGCGGCTGCCGAGGCCGGTCACACAGCGGGCATTTCTCGAATGAGTGCTGAGTGCGCTCCACACGCGACCCGAGCGTGACGCGCACGCTGGCCCGGGTCGTGCTCGGCTCACCCGAGATCTCAGCCGTGTACCCGAGCCAGCGCAAGGTGCGCACCAGCTCGTCGGCGGTCTCCGCAAGGTCCGCCGAGGGATGGTCGGAGCGGCGGAACGTGGCGCGGACCTCGTAGTTCTGAACCTGGTGGATTTGCAGGCCGTCCACGTCCTTGTCCTGATACCCCGGATTCCACCCGGCCCGCTTCAGCTGCCCCGACACCCGCGAAGCCACGACCCGAGGACGCTCGGCTCTCGACGGCGGCGCGGGCGCGCTCGCCAGGCGCTCCGCGCGCTCCTTGTCTGCCGCTGCCCGCCGGTCGCGTTCCTCTTGCTCCGCAACACGCGCAGCGGCCACCTCGGCAGCGATCTCGGCGAGCCGCTCCGCGCCCACGGCAGCCTCACCGGCCTCCGTCAGGGACGGGTGCATCCAGCACACCACAGCCCCGTCCCACGCCGCCTCGACCAGACCACGCCGAATCAGCGCCTGCATCGTCGGCCGCTTGGTGATCACCTCTCCTCGCGCTACCTGCTCCATCATCCGGAGCATGGCCGCGCTGACCCCGGTCTTCGTCGGCTTTTCGCTCACGTCCCACCTCCTTCCTTCCTCGGCCGTGCGGCCGTGGCGCACGGCCGTCCCAAGTGGACGGCCGCCACCATGCGCAGCGCGGTTCATACGGCCTCGTGTTTGATCAGTCCGTCTGAAACACTGTCGAGCCACAGGACAGCGTCGGGCGGGAAGTCGGCGCAGTTGTCGAACGCGTCATCCTCGCACGGCATGACATCCGGCACCTCGTAGTCCCGTTGGTCCGACCGAACCTCGCTGTCACAGGGGTGGTCGGGGTCGGTGCACAGGATGTACTCGTCCTGGCGCCACAGCGTCGGCGTCTCGTCGGAGTAGCTGGCCAGGCCGATGTAGTACTGGACCGTGACGACGGCCCAGTGCTCGGCGTCCAGTCTCGCCGCGAAGCGCCTGGAGTACGCCTCCCCGGTCTGGTAGTCCCCGCCGATGTCCCCGGCCTTCTCCGGTTCACTCGGACCGCGCGCCTCGAACTGCGGTCTGCCCGGTGAGAACAGCACGCCCTCGGTGATCACCAGCTGCGCGGCCAGCAGGTTGTACGCCCGATCGCCCGCGAGGTCGCTTCGCCGGATCACGTTCTCAGCCCACGGCGCCAGCGTGGCGAACTCTGGCCAGGTCGACCGGAGGACCACTCCGGCCACCAGCGTGTTCCTCACCCAGTCGTCGGCGCACTCCGGGTTGGCGAATACGTCGCGTGCCCAGACGGTGACCTCGGCCGTGTCGACAACGCGGTCATTCCACGTGCTTCTCATGTTCAGTTCCTCTCACTTGGGGTTCCGGCCGTGCAGCCGTGGCGTACAGCCGTCCACAAGGGACGGCCGCCACCATGTCAGCACGGACTTTATGACGCGGTCCTCAGCTCGTACCAAAGGTTCCCGTGGATGTTCACGCTCCATTTGTCGTCATGTTCGACAAGTCTTGCAAAGCTGTACTTTTCGAGCTGCTCCCACGCGATCGAGGGCGCGCACTCCTTGGGTGCGAAGTCGTTCGCGAGACTGAACACCACACAGCGCGTCGTGCGCTCCTTGACATCGGCAACCTTGCGCGTGTGATTCCTGGGGATGGTCTTCATGAGCGACCTTTCATCGTCCTGAGTTGGCCGTGCGGCCACGCCCGCGACCGTCCACAGTGTTCGGTGTTCTGTCATGACCGAACAGCGGACAGGCGCGAAAGCGGTCACACGGACGTGCTGGGCCGCTGGTTGGCGGGGTTCCCGGCGTAGATGTCACCCTCCACGTAGGTGATCATCGATCCGTCCGAGGCTTTCATGCAGTAGTGATAGGACGCCGCCGCCCACACGTAGTCCCACCCTGCCGTTTCCAGGGCGTTCGCCACCGTGTTGTCTCCGCCGCTACCGGCGAAGAATCCGACCGTGCCGCCCGCCGCGCCGTCCCATTCCGGGCCGTACGGGTTCCGTTCGTGCGCCAGAATGCGGGCCACGTCGTCGGCGTTCTTGGCGGTCTCCAGCTCTTTGAGCTGCGCGCGAATCGTGGCCCAGAAGTCGTCAGTCATGTTCGTTCCCTTCGTTTCATTTGACCGTACGGTCACGGCGTCGGCACGTTCCACTGTGGACCGTGCCTCGCCGATGTCACGTGCGGGCGTGTCAGCCGTAGACCACCTCTCCGAACGCCACATACTGCATGACCTGGTCGGCCGCATCGGCGTCGAAGTCGGCGTCTTCCGGGTCCGCGATGAACGTGCGGCACTCGCGGAGGACGGCGGGATGCATTCCTTTGGGTTTCTTGTCCTCCGCCGTACGTGCCAGGGTGTTGACGGCCTCGGTCAGCGCCTTGTGGTCGAACGTGGTCAGCTTGTCGCCTTCCTTGTCGTGGTCGGGGTCGTACTCCCGCACCGTGACGGTCCAGTCGTCGGCGGGGTCAAGGTCGCTGCCCGTGGTTTCCGTGATGAGCCACCACGCGTAGCTGAGCGCGCCGGAGCCCATGAACGTGTCGTGCGTGTCCGTCGGGGTGATCTTTCCCATTTCCTGCCCGCCTCTCTCGTTTGACCGTGTGGTCACCGCGCGGGAACGTCCGGAGTGGACGTTCCCCACGGATGGCTCACGGGCTAGTTGTCCGCGTCGGTCTGCTGTCGGCGCCGTGCGAGGTACTGACTAACCGCACGGTCAATCCGCCTACGGTGCGGTTTGGTGACCTTGCCGCTAGGCGTACGGCACTGGTCGTCCGCACCCGCGCCGCATCGGTGACAGTTCGATCCGATGGCGAGCCGGTCTAGTCGTTCGTCACGCTCCGCCATGCCTCACCGCTCCCGGTAGGCCACAGAGAGCGTGCCGCCGTGCTCATCGGTCGCCGTGTCGAGCGGGACCACTCGGCACCGCCACCCGGGGCCGCACGCACCCCTGAGCGCGAGCGCCTGCCGGATGCGACGCCTGGCCTTCCGGCGCACCCGGCGACGCGCAGCGGCCAACTCAGCCGGTCCGTACGCGGCCGGGAACGTAACCCGTGCGCCGAACCGGCCGTAGCCGTCCGCCCACACGGTCACCGTCTCCGGGCTAGGCAACGGACACCCGCCACGAGTCCAGCAGGAACGCGCGGAGCGTGGTCGGCGAGAGTCCGTCACCGAACCTGTCCAGTCGGTAGCCGCCCAGCGTTCTCGCAAGCGTGCGGACGAACACACCCGTGTTGTCCTGGTCCACCTCGAAAAAGTGGACGGTCCCGCTGATCACCGCGCGGTACGCTCGGCCGCTCTTCACGGTGGTCAGCTTGTCCAGCGTCATAGCCATGCCCTGCTCCCTTCGTTTCATTTGACCGTGCGGTCACGGACGCCACCGTCCACGCGGGACGGTAACGACCGCTGATCACGCGGGGTACAGGCCGATACACAAGTGATTCGCCGGTTCCGCGAACACTCCCGCCGGTGCGTTGGTCTTGCCGTCGGCGAACGCGCGCACCGCCCAGTCCTCCGGAGCCCCGTCCTCCCACACAATCGCCCACCCGGGGCACTGTTCGCCGGGCTCCTGGAGCGTCGGGCCATAGGTGTCGACGTCGGCTACCTCACCCCGGAACCGTTGGACCACCAGAGCCATGGTTTCGCGGGCGAGTTTCTCGCTGATCTCCTTGGGCATGACTGCCTCTCCTCTCGGGTTCACCATGTGGTGACGGCCGACGTCCGTACACGGTGGACGGACGCGACCGATGGCACACGGGCGCTCAGTAGCTCGACCGCCGCTTGTACTCGCCGTCCGCAGTCCAGTACCCATCCGCGTCGAACCGGTCCGCGTGGCCGCTGTAGGGGTCGGTGTAGGAGTAGGACCCGTCGCCGTTGTCCTTGACTTCCGATGCGCCGTCCCACCAGTTGCCCACGTCGTACAGCACGTAGCCCGGCTTGCCCGGGTGAATCGAGCACGGCGCGGCGCGCTCGAAACGGGCGGCTAGAGCCCGGTGAACCTCCGCCGATGCGGGGGTGTATTCGTAGCCCTCCGGCGCGTCGAGCGCCGGGCCGGTACGGCGCCTCTCCGGCTTGCTGTCACTCATGCTTACTTCCTTTCGGTTGACCATGCGGTCACGGCGCGGGAACGTCCACACGGGACGCTCCCCACCGATGGCGCACGCTCGGGTTACCCGATCGGAGTTTCCGGGTGGTAGCGCACGTAGGTTCCGCGCGTGGCCCTTTCAAGTCGGATGCGCTCACCGTGCACCCTCGTGCGCACGGCGAGAACGCGCCCACATTCCCGAACTTCCCGAACCTCGACAACACCGAACAGACTCCCGATCTTGTCGCCGACGCGCGGACGCTTGACGTAGCCGACCATGTTGCCCTCTCTTCCCTTGCTTGACCGTGTGGTCACGGCAACCACCGTCCACGTGGGACGGTGACCACCGATGGAACACGGGCTACTTGCCCACTACGACCCGGAGAACCGCGTTCCACGTGCGTTCGGTGAACCCGTCCGCCTGGTGAGCGCTCATCTCTTCGGTCTCGCCCGTGTAGTTCCCGTGACTGCCGTGCGGGCGCGAACCGTCCGGCAGGGTCATCCACGTGTGCAGGTTGTACGGCCCGGGGTCCTGCGACGGCTGAGAAAGTCCCTCGCTTTCCAGGTAGTCGGCGACTTCGCGGAGCGTGTCGAACTCGTGATCTTCGGACTCGGTGCCCAGCTTCGGAGGCTCGTCCATCTCTTCGCCCCACGGGCCGTAGGCAGTGGTGTGCGTGGTGATCCTGTATCGGCTCATTGCGTCCCTCGTTCCCTAGGGGATCGTTGACCTAGCGGTCACGGCACACGCGCAATCTCTTGCGCGCCACCGAAAGCGCTAGCCCTACTCACGCGGAGCGAAGCTCGCGCACTACGCCCTGAATGGTTGACCGTGCGGGCATGTCCCGTTCGATCCGTGCGCCCACCAGGAACACGGAGGCTTCCTTGCGCGAGGTGAACGGCCCGAACCACCGGAGTGTGTCCGCGTCGCCGGTGTCCGACGTGGCCCACCAGAAGCGTGAGCCGTAATGCCGCGCTACGTCGCCGATGGTGACACCGTTCTCGCCGGGGCTGAGCGGATGCGTTCCGCCGTAGCACACGGAGTACTTGACCGCGTCGTCAAAGCGCGTGGCGCAGTAGTCGAACACGTGCGACGCCACACGATGCGCAGTCATTGAGATTTCCATGGGGTTTCCCTTCCTTTGCTGACCTAGCGGCCATGGCGCACGCGCGGGTCCCCGCGCGTCACCAAAGCGGCTAGGAAACGTTCTCGACCGTCCCCAGTCCCTCACCGTCGACCGTGATGCGCATGTCCAGCTCGTTGCACTTCGCGCACCCGGTGACGTGCTCCACTGCCTCTTCTACGGTTACGGACGGCACGCCGTCGTTCACGTGCGCGGACGTGTCGAACAAGAGAAAGAGCCCGTCGCACTCAATCGGGCCCCACCAGTGGGGCTCTTCGTGCGTCCACACGGGGAGTTTGGCGTCCCCCAGGGGAGTCCAGCCGTCCGGCCCGTAAACCTCGTATGAGACAGGGTGCACGTGAACGGCCGATACCGCCCCCTTGTGCTTCCCGTCCAAGGATTCCAGCGTGTACGTGTCGCTGGACTCGTTGTAATGCCGGACGTGGTACCGCCGGTCCGCGTTGCTGACGTGTCGGATGACCTTACCGGTGATGCGCTGCATAGCATTCCTTTCCTCTGTCCACAACGGACACGGCACGGTACGGACAAGGCCCGTACTGCACCGTTGCGCGTTGCCAACCTCTAGTGCGTGAACAAGTACTGAACGGCCACTGCCCCCGCGAACACCAGGGTCACGGTGAGCGCCCACAGAATGAGCCGCACTCTGACACTCTCGATCATGACTACCCCTCTCTCCTGTCCACAACGGACACGGAGAGGGCGCGCAGAAGTCGCGCCCCACCGTGAAACGTTGTGAATCCCGTTGTCCCTAGCGCACTCCGCGACTCGTGTCGGGCGCCCGTGTGCTCGCGGCGGGGGAGGTAGAACCTCGACCCCGGAAACCGCTTATCGGCAACCATCAGGCGTGACGTCGACTCGTCGTCGTTCGGTGACGGATATCAGTGCTAGGTCACTGCGGTCACTGAGTAGGCCGCTTCACTCTCGCTATTTAGTTCTCAAGGATCAGGCGTGCTGTGAGACGTCTTCTGCGGGGGTCCTGGCCGTAGGGGCGGCGCGCTTGTCGGTTGCCTGCCCGGTGGCCGTTCGGCCTGCTGTGAAGTTGTCTAACGCTGACTATGTCGAACCTGGACCCGTGAGCGTTGCAGAACACGCACGGCCGTTATCGAACGTTTACTGATCAACAAGGAAACCGCAGGTCAACGGCCATGGCTTGGGAACACTCGGACCGTAACGCACGCCTCCCCGCCGACTGGGCAGCCCGCATCGTGCCCTACGTGATGCACGCCCACCGGCGGACGTGCCACGTCTGCCACGGGCCCGGGGCGGACGCGGTCGACCACATCCGGCCCGGTGATGATCACTCCCTCGCCAACCTCGCGCCCATCCACCAAGACGTCGCGCCCTACTGCCATCGGCGCAAGAGCGCACGCGAAGGGGTCGACGCACGCACGGCCCTACGGCACGCGCGCCTACGCCCGGCCGAACCCCACCCACTCGACCAGAAGGGATAGGCCATGCGCGTCACCTACACACACCGGCTCGGCCAGCACGGGCACGGCACCACGCGCGAGCTATCCGAGACCGAGGCACGGTGGCTCATCGCACGCGGCCACGCACGGCCCACTGAGACGGCCGGAGACGCACCAGCGGACACCACCACACCCGAGGACACCCCGGGCCCGGACACGGCCACCCTCGCCGGACTCAAAGCCCAAGCCGAAGCCCTCGGCCTACCGACCTACGGCACCAAAGCCCAGATCGCGGCACGCATCGATGATCACCAAGACCCCTGATCAACCGTTGCCCTCCACACACGACAGAAAGATCCCCGGTGAAAACCCAACCGATCTTTCCGTCCACACACCACAGAACACAAAGGACACACGCTCTGACCTGCGGAAACAGGTGGGGGGAGGCCCCCTACCAGCGAAAATGCTGACCGGTCTGCATAGCATCTGACCCTCTTCCTGGGTTGCCTCGTAACATAGGCCACCCTAATTTCCCCAGGTCAGGGAACGTGTCTCCGGGAAACGGCTTCATCTGACGCCATTTCGTCGGGCGGAAGCCAGGTCATGACAGTGGCCTGTCGGTATCGGGGAACAGCGGGCTGTCCTCGTCGCCCATGCGTGCGCCGGACACGTGGTACAGGTCCCGAGCGTGGTTCATGCACAGGTCAAGCCAACGCCGGTCGTCCTGCGCGGTCTCGACCAGAAACGCCATGGCGGCCCGGTTTCCGCAGATCAGGCACGTGTGTACTTCGTCGGTTCGGCGATGCTCGATCAGCTGCCCGGCATCCCCGGCCGGAGCCGTGGGCAGCACCGTGGCGTCCACTTCGAGGTGGCGGAGAAAGGCGTCGAAATTCATGGGGCACATCCTCTCAGACTGTCAACTCAGGTTGACTCTCCCGCCGGTGGGGGACCCTGACTTTCCGCTGGTCAGCGGCCCGGCCACCCGTCACGGCGTAGCCAGCCAGTACCGCCATTCGAAGGACGGAACTACCCCATTCCGGTTACAGTCACGACATGGGCATTGTGGCGAGCGTGGCGACAGGGTCTCTGCGGTGGCGGGGACACGTCCTGACCTGCGGGGACTGTGGTTCCGGAGACCGCTGGACGATGATCATCGACCAGCCCTCCGACCTCGATGGAGAGGTCGCCTGGCTGGATTGCGAGCACGGGCATCGTGCCCGTCACCCGCTGATCTACCCGGACATCGTGCACCGCGTGGTCCGCAGCACCGCCGACCCGAAAATCCCGGTGCGCGAACTGTATGAGTGGACACCTCAGTGGATCTCGCTCCGCTCGGTGCCAGGCCAGCAGCCCGTGCCCGTCTATCACGACTGGACGGAATCAAGTCCCGTGCAGTGGAGTCGCGAGTGGCCTGCACTCGTCGCGGCCCAGCGGCGGTGGGATGAGATCCACGACGAGATGAACCGCCTCGGGCGGCGCGGAGTGGACACGTCCATGTCGGGCATCGCCGAAGGCCTATGGGGATTCGACGGTCGGAACGACAGCAACATCACGCTCCTGGCAGCCGAGGTCCCGGCGTGACTTCGCATGGACCCCAACGGGACTCTCACGTCGGGCAGGTAGCCGCAGCCGCCCGCCGGGTTCTCACCATGAAGGAACTGCGGACCGCCGCGCTCATGCTCGGCCTCCTGGTAGGGGCCGCTGCCGTGGCGGCGTTCGTCTGCGGGCCGTTGACCTGGTGGCTCACCCCGGCCGAAGCCCAGCAACTCCCACCCGTGCAGCGCCTCGCGGCCGAACAGGACACTCGGGAGTGGCTGATCCGGCTCATGATCGGCGGGGCCATCGTGGCAGCGATCTACTGGGCCTTCGCGATCCTCACCCACGTCAAGAACAACCGCTGACCAGCCCATATGGGCGACGCGAGGCTGATCAACATGCTGTAATACGCGGCATGACGACACCCGGACCCGCCGCAGGCCTCGACCGGTCGCGCATCGACATGAACAGGTTCCAGGCCGAGTACGCCGCCATGGAAGCCACCCTGCCCACGACTGCGGACCAGGCTGCCCAGCAGGCGCGCGAGCATTACATCGTGGCGAACTTGAACCTGAAGGTCGCGAAGCAGCACACCTTTCGGTTCCGCAAGCGGCGCAAGCTCGTCGACCTCGCGACCCTCGCCCTCAGCGCCGCGCAGTGGCTGCAACAGGAGGAACAGCGCCTCCGTCTTGCCGAAGAACGGCGCGCACCAAGGGTTCCGGCCACCAGGGTGGACCCGGAGCAGGCCAAGGCGTACCGGGCGTACATGCACGCCCTGAAGCAGTGGTACGGCCAGCTTGACGCGCTCTTCAACGGGGACGGAACGATCAAGGACGACCTGAAGCGCCCCACCGAGCGCATGGGACCGTCCGAACGCGACACCCAAACGCGCAACGACATCCGGGCCGCACACGACGCGGCAGTGGCCGCGCTGACCGACGTGGAACTCGTCGGAACCGCGCGGGTCGTCCGGGCCGGACGCGCGGTCTACGAAACGCTGTACGAGTCGTGCAGCATCCTCCTCGACTCGCAGTACGTGCCGATGCCCATCCAGAAGCGGAAAGAAATCCTCCGGAGTGCCGACCTGAGGGGCCTGATCGCGCAGATTCGGGCCGAACTCGGCGCTGATGGCCTCGGCGAGCAAGACGGCGTTCCCGCCCGGTTCGCTCGGTAAAGGCGCCCCCGGATATCACTCGGCCGGACTCAGGCGGTCAGCGTTCGATCCCGCCACCCACCCGGACAAGTAGAGGGTGACCTCGGCCAGTACCACGGACTCGTCCTCGTGAGGAACTACCCGCATCCGCCATCGGGCGTCCCGTCCGCCGCGCCGGGCAAACCACTCCCGGAGCAGCCGCTCCAGATCGACCCCGGCAGGCGGGCCGCCCAGCAGGATCGACTGCACGAGCCACTCGTCGGACTCACTGATCGGCTCGAACGTGATCGTCCACCGGAACAGCGGGCCCGAGCCAGACGGCGGGCACCAGCCCGGAGCAGTCATCGACACCATGCGACAGTCGAACACGTGAGCGATGCCCTGTGCAAGCCGTGCCGATGTCCAACCACGAAGAAGGGAAGCTGAATCATGTCGCTGGAGAAGACCCAGGCGCGAGCCGACGGGCTGGCGCTGGCCAACGAGGGCCGTCTGTACACCGACCCGGCCAATGATTCGTACTGGGTCGGCTCCGAACTCAGCGACACCGCCCGCGAAGCCAACGAGGAGATCTCGACGGCGGTCGGCGAGCTGCGCGCGGACGGCGACCTGGAGCCCGGCCCCGGCACCGGCCCGAACGACTTGACGCCGATGGTGCTGACCGAGACCGGCCAGCAGCTGTTCGACGCGTGGTCTCAGTCCTGACTGCACGCGATTGACCACCCGTCCGGCATGTCGGCCTCTGTCGCTGTTAGTCGCTAACAGCCGGCTCGGGGTCGCCTGGTGAATCGTTCACGTCCAGATGCCGCCACCCCTGCGGCGCGCAGGGGCGGCACACATCGACGAGGTGGCCGTCCTCGTCGCGGGCCAGCTCGGCCCGCTGCTTCGGCTCCAGGCAAATCGCGCACACCACCCGGCCGTCCGGCCACTGGGTGAGGCTCTCGTACGGGCTGCACATCTCGTTCTCCTCGATCTCGGAAAGTGGGTGGGCCGTGACAGCCCTCGGCGATCACGCCATTGCTGAACTGGACATCCTCGGGGTTGTGGACCCGCTGCGCGCGGCGACGATCACGATCGTCGGCACGCTGGCCGACCTGACGGTGGAACAACGCGACATCGTGAACGGGTACGTCACGATCTTGGCCCAGTTCAAGCCGCTCTCCCCGCTGACCAACGACCCCGCCCAGTGGCTCGACCGTTCGGCCACGTCCGGCGAGCGGGCGCTGTGGCAGTCCGCCCGTGACCCGGATGCGTGGTCGCGCGACGACGGGCAGACGTTTTTCCGCATGAGCGAGAACGGTCAGATCCACACCTCCGATCCTGCATGACGGCGTGAGGGGGTGAACTAGTGATCCACCTGTGCCTCAGTCTGTGTCTGACGCTCTGCGGATGCTGAGCTGATCAACTCCCCATCTTTCCTTCGGGCGGCGGCAGATTACGTCACCGTGGCGCGCCCACGGGCCAGGGCAACCTGCTCGGTCACGTCTCGTATCTGCCGCCCCCGGAGGGAACCCCGGTCCACCTAACGCCGATGGCGCGACTCGCGAGGGGGCTGCCATGCGGACGTCACTGACCATCCCGCAGGGCGCGTCGTGGGGAATCACCTGGCCCATCACCGAAGACGGTGAGGCCGCGGACCTCGATGCCTGGACGGTGAAGGCCCAGATCCGTTCTGCCGCAACGACTTCCCTCGCGCTCTACGAGTGGTCGACCGATATCGGCAACGCCACCACCTCCGGTTCCGCCGTCACGCTCCTGCTCCACCCGGCCACGTCGGCGGCGTGGACGTGGGAGCGGGGTGTCTACGACGTCGAACTGACCAGCCCGGACGGGACGGTGTACCGGATCGCCGAAGGAGCGGTGTACGTGTCTCGGGAGGTGACGCGGTGACGATCACCGCAGGCGCTCCCGTCGAACTCGCCGGAATCACCGTGGGCCCACCCACCGCTGTCGTGCCCACCGGCGCAGGCGTGACCGCCTACACCCATGTGCAGAACACCCCGGCCACGGTCTGGGTCGTACAGCACAACCTCGGCCGCCGCCCGGCCGCCGTCTCCGCGTTCAGCGCCGACTGGTCGGTGCAGTGGGACGAATTCCTCGTCCAGCACGTCGACACCAACCTCCTGTACCTCACGGCCGACATCGCCATCGCAGGTAAGGCCCTTGTCCAGTAAGGGGAATCCATGACCGCCACGAAGGCAGTGTCCGCAAAGGACATGAACGGCCTCAAGGTCGTCAACATGGGCGACGGCTCCGCCGCGACCGACGCCGTCACCAAGCAACAGCTCGACGCCAACTCGACCGCCGACCGGTCGCGCGCCAACCACACCGGAAGCCAGCTCGCCTCCACCATCAGCGATTTCGCCACGGCAGTCCGGCTCAACGCGTTGGACCAGCTGGCCGCGCCGACCGGTGACCTGTCGATCGCCAGCCACAAGCTCACCAACGTCACCAACCCCACCGGCCTCCAGGACGCCGCGACGAAGTCCTACGTGGACAGCTCCGTCGGCGCCGTGTCCGGCGGCCTGGCGTTCAAGGGTGCGGTGCGGGCCGCGTCGGCGGCGAACGTCTCCGTCACCTCCGCCCCGTCCACCGTGGACGGCGTTACGCCGACCACCGGCGACGTTGTGCTCCTCGCCGCGCAGACCACCGGCAGCGAAGGCGGCCCGTGGGTGTGGACCAGTGCGGGCAGCGCGATGACACGCCCGACCAACTGGGACACCACCGCCGAAGCGCTGCCCGGCTCCCTGTGGGTGATCATCCAGGGCACCTACGACAACCAGCTTGTGGTGCTGAGCAACGATACGTTCACCCTCGGGACCACGACGCCCACCTTCGTTTTCATCAACCCGGCCGCCGCGTCCGACAACGACAGCGGTTACACCACCACGAGCCCGTCCGTCACCGCCGGAACCACGTGGACCGTGACCCACAGCCTCAACAGCCGCGCCGTCACCATCGCCGTGTACCGCTCTGCCTCCCCGTGGGATGAGGTGGATGTGTACGTCACCCGCGACACCGTGAACGCGATCGGCGTCACGCCGGACATCGCCATGGCCAGCGGCGAGTACACCGTCGTGGTGTCCAAGGTGGTCTGATGCCGGGACGTAAGGGCCTCAACGATGCCGCCACACCCATCACGCCCGTCACCCTCACTGACGCGGCGACCGTCGCCACGGACGCGTCCCTGGGGCGGCACTTCCGCGTCACCCTCGCAGGGGACCGCACGCTGGGGGCACCCACCAACGCGGCCGATGCGCAACGCGTCTTGTGGGAGATCACTGCTTCAGCCGCGCAGCGGACGATCACCCTGTCCACCGGCAGCTCCGGCACGTTCGAACTGACGGCCGGATTGTCGGCCGCCAACGCCATCCCGTCCGGCAAGGTCGCGCTCTTCGCGGCCATCTACAGCTCCGCACGAGCCCGCTGGACGGCCCTGGCGTTCCGGGTGACCTCATGACCCTCCTGGCTGCCTACAACGCCGACGAGGCCGTCTCCGACGCCACGGTGGTCGACCGGTCCGGCAACGGCCAGAGCTTCAGCCTCACCGGGAGCGGCGTGACCCGCGTTGCCGGGCACAGCGGGTACGGCCTGTCCAACACCGGCTCCGCCGTCGCGGTCCCGCCGAACATCGGCCAGACCGCGAACCGGACCGTCATGGTCTGGCTCAAGGGGACGAACAGCGCCGCCGGGTGGGCGGTGCAGTGGTACGTCGCCTCGATCGACTCCGGAGCGTGGGGAATCCTCAACCTGTCCGGCAACATCCATATCCAGGGACGCAACGGCACCACCCAGGCGCGGGCCTCGTTCGCCCGGCCCAGCGACATCGCCACCGTGTTTCACCACATCGCCGGAACCTACGACGGGTCCAACCTCCGCCTCTACATCGACGGCACCCTCCAGGCAACCAGTGCCCTCGCCGGTCCACTCCGGACGGACAGTGCGCCTCAGTTCTTCGGCTACACGGAGAGCGACATCATCGACGACATCCGGATCTACGACGAGGTTCTCGACGCCGCGACCATCGCCGCCGCCTCGGCCACGCCGGTCGGCACCGACAGCGGCATCTACGCATTCATCTAGCGCGACGGCAATCGTTGCGCAGCAACGAAAGAGGTACCGCAATGGGCCAGCGAGGGCCGATCGGCAAGCGCAGCACCGAACTCATGGGGCACAAGACCAAGGCCGAACTCGCCGAACGCGAAAAGGTCACCGTGCCCGCCGAACAGCTCCCGGCCCCGGAGGCCGACCCGACCTGGCACCCGATCGCCCGCGAATGGTTCGAGAGCCTCGGCGAATCCGGCCAGTCGCAGTTCTTCGAGCCGTCCGACTGGGCCACCGCCCGGTACGTCGCCGAAGCCATGCACCAGCACCTCCAGCGCGGAGCGTCGATGGGAGCCCAGATGTTCGCCGCCGTCATGTCGGCCGCAGCGGAACTCCTGTCCACCGAAGGATCTCGCCGACGCCTCCGGCTGGAACTCCAGCGGGCGAAGCCCGCCCAGGATCACTCCGCCGGAGTGATCGCCATCAACGAGTACAAGGGACGCCTCTCCGGATGATCACCGCGAAGGTCAAGCTCACGCAGAAGCTGGAGAACGGCGGCGACGGCGAGGACCGCTTCGTCGCGCTCCAGTTCCTGCCCGACTACCAGGACGGTCGCAATCAGGAATGGGCCGCGTCGACCCCCGCACTGTCGCTGACCGTGACCGTCAAGGGTGCCGTGGCTGACCGGTTCGAGTACAAGCCCTACACCCTCCAGATGATCGACGAGGGCGCCGAGTGACCGAGGTCCGGCGCTTCGTCCTGGAACGGGCCGACGACGTCACCGGCGTCTCCGGCACCGGCACCGTGGCGGACGGAGTGCTCTGGCCGGACGGCAAGGTCACCCTGTGCTGGCGCGGCGAGCACCGCAGCATCGCCGTCTGGGACAGCATGATCGACGCCGTGGCTATCCACGGCCACGACGGAAAGACGAAGCTGGTCTTCATCGACTGACCCTCCACTCAGGAACGAGAGGAGGTGATGCCCATGACCACCCTAGAGACTTCCGTCTACACGCCCGTCACCCTTGGCCCGACCTGGAAGCGTGACGAATCCGGCCAGTTCATCCTGCCGACGCTCACACTCGGCTGGCAGATTCTCGGCTGGACCGCCGACTGGCTCCAGCACGGTGACGGCCGCCCCTGGCGCTACACCAACGAGCAGGCCCGTTTGACCCTGTGGTGGTACGCGATCGACCACACTGGACGGTTCGTGTACCGCGACGGCGTTGTACAACGTCTCAAGGGCTGGGGTAGACCGGCAAGGACCCCCTTCTCGCAACCTGGTCGGCGGTCGAATTCGTTGGCCCGTGCCGGTTCTCGCACTTCGACGACGACGGCGACCCAGTGGCAAAGCAGCATCCCGAAGCCTGGGTGCAAATTGCCGCTGTCTCAAAAGAGCAAACGCGGAACACCTTTACCCTCTTCCCACAGATCATGTCCAAGCGTGCAATCCAGCGCTACAACATCGATCTCGGCAAGGAAATCATCTACGCCGACCACGGGCGCGCACGGATCGAAGCAGTGACCTCCTCGCCGCGCGCTCTCGAAGGGGGCCGCCCGACGCTGGTGGTTCCCGGGGAAACTCACCATTGGCTGGCCAACAACGAAGGTCACGCCATGGCCGACGTGATCGACCGCAACGCCACCAAGTCGCCGGACGGAAGCTCTCGGGTGCTCGCCATCACCAACGCCTACGAGCCCTCCGAGGACTCCGTAGCGCAGCGGACCCGTGAGGCGTACGAGGAAGCCGAGTCGCTCGGGCTCGTGCACGGCATCATGTACGACTCGGTGGAAGCACCGCCGGAAGCACCGCTCTCCGCCGAAGCGGCCCCCGCCGTGATCGAGGCGGTACGCGGCGACTCCTATTGGCTGAACACGGAACGCATCGTGGCCTCCATCATGGACCGCCGCAACCCGCCCAGCCGGTCGCGCCGCTTCTGGTACAACCAGATCGTCGCCGCCGAGGACGCCTGGATCGACCCGAAGGACTTCGACCTCTGCCACGCCGGGGACGACATCCCGCCCCTCGCGCCCGGCGACGAAGTGGTCCTCTTCGCGGACATGTCCAAATCGGACGATGCCACCGGGATCGTCGCCTGCCGCCTCATCGATGGCCTTATCGGCGTGCTCGGGATGTGGCAGCGGCCTCCCGGCAGCCGTGGTGACGGCTGGCTGGCGCCACGGGATTCCGTGGATCAGACGGTGGCCGCCGCGTTCGAAACATACCGAGTGGTCGCTTTCTTCGGCGACCCGTCGCACACCCTCGACGACGAGACGCAAGAACGCTACTGGGACGCCCTGTTCGACGAGTGGCACCGCCGCTACGCCACTCAGCTCGAACTCTGGGCCGAAGGCGGCCAACGGCAAGGCCACTCGATCATGTGGGACATGGTCAGTCCACAACGGACCGCCCGGTTCACCGCCGCCGCCGAACGGTGCGTCCTGGAGATCGCCGAACACACCCTGCTCCACGAGGGCGACGGCCGCCTCAGGGCCCACGCCCGCAACGCGAAGCGATACCCGAACCGCTACGGCGTCTCCCTCTGGAAGGGACACCGCGAGTCCCGCAAGAAGGTGGACCTCGCGGTGTGCATGGTCGGCGCCCGCATGGTCCGGCGCCTCGTGCTCAACAACCCGAACCGGAAACGGCGCCGCACAGGAAAAATCTGGTGAGTGACGGTCTCTCCGTTAGGTAAGAGCCACCACTAGGACGCAACGAACGGGAAGCGTCGGCCCTGGCCACCTGATCACCAGCATCCACCACCACTGTCCACAAGGGGGCGCGATGCTGGGCCGCACGACTGTCGTCGAACTCGTCAAGGACTCCCTCTTCCCCGCATTCCTCGAAGAGCGGGACCGGCTCGACAAGATCGACTGCTGGTACCGGTGGAAGCAGGACGAGATCAAGCTTCCGCGCCGGGCCACGCCGGAGCTGCGCGCGCTGGCGGAGATGAGCAAGGTTCCGTGGTTGAGCCTCGTCGTCACGTCGGTGAGCCAGTGCATGTACGTGGACGGCTACCGGTCTCCGCTGGACGTGCACCGGCTCGACGACGAGGTCTCGCCGCCGTGGAAGACCTGGAATGCCAACGCCTTCGACCAGCGTCAGATCGCCGTGCACCGCGCGGCGCTGGCCTACGGGTACTCGTTCGTCCGCATCCAGCCCGGCGAGGACCACGAGGGCAAGCGTTCCGTGATCCGTGGCGTCTCGCCGCGCAAATGCTATGCGCTGTACCAGGACCCGGCCGAAGACGACTGGCCCATGTACGTGATCCAGGTAGCCAAGGCCGCTAAGGGCGGCTACCTGATCTCCCTCTACGACGAGGAAGACGTCCACTACATCGGCATGGACGACTCCACGTCCAAGCCGCAGTGGATCTCCTCGGAAACCCACGGCGCCGGTGTCACGCCGTTCGTGCGCTACGCCAACATGTTGGATCTCGAAGGCCGGACGCCCGGCGAAGTGGAGCCGTTCATCCCGGCCGCCGCGCGGGTGAACAAGACCGCCTTCGACCGTTTGGTGACGCAGCATTTCTCGTCCTGGAAAATCCGCACGGTCTCCGGGATGGCGCAGCCGGACACCGAGGAGGAGGCCAACCGCAAGAAGCTCCAGCTCCGGCAGGAAGACCTCCTCGTCGCCGAAGACCCGGACACCAAGTTCGGCACCCTGGACGAAACCCCGCTGCCCGGCTTCATCGACGCCTGGCGCGCCGACGTCGAAGCCCTCGCCGCCGTCACGCAAACACCCACGCACTCGCTCACCGGCCAACTGATCAACCTCAGCGCGGAAGCCCTCGCCGCCGCCCGCGCCGGGCTCACACAGAAGGTCGCAGAGCGGCAGAAAACTTTCGGCCGCAGCCACGTTCAGATGCTCCGCCTCGCCGCCCAGCTCGAAGGACGCCAGGACGAAGCCCAAGACGTTCTGGCCCGGGTGACGTGGCAGGACATGGAAGTCCGCTCCATCGCCCAGGCCGTGGACGCGTGGGGCAAGGCAGCCACCATGCTCCAGATCCCCGTCACCGCCCTCTGGCAGCGCCTGCCCGGCGTGGAGAAGTCCGATGTGGACGAGTGGGAGCGGATGGCGGAACAGGCCGACCCGGTGGCCAAGATGGCGAACACCCTTGCGATACAGGCAAAGCCGGTGGAGTAGACGATGGCTGACACGATCCCTGGCCAGCTGCTCACTGAACGCCTCCGGAGGCAGCAGATCGCGCTGCGAGCCCAGTTCCTTCGTGAGCTGCACAAGGTGTGGCCGCTGCTCGACCCGGTGCGCCTCGATGCCACTGCGGCATCGTGGCTGAGCCTCGTTCTCGACCTGGTCATCGGTTTCCGCACGCAGTCCGCGACGCTCTCCCTGGTCTACTACGACAAGTTCCGTTCGGCGGAGACGGGGCTCCCGGCCTTCCACGCCGACCATCTCGCCGACCTGATCCGGCCGAACCTTGACGCGATCCGGACATCCCTGATCGTCACCGGTCCGGTGAAGATCAAGCACGACACCGCGTTGGGCCGGGACCTCAAGGACATCGGGCGCCAGGCGCTCGTCAGCGTCTCCGGCGCCGCGTCCCGGCACGTGCTCAACGGCGGCCGGGACGCCATCGACACAGCCGTTGCGTCCGACACTCGCAGCGTCGGCTTCGTGCGGACTTTGGGGCCCAAGCCTTGCTACTTCTGCGCGATGCTGGCCTCGCGCGGCCCGGTGTATCTGACCGAGGAGACCGCCCTTCGCACGACGGTGCGCAGCGAGCGCGGCCCCGGTCAGAAGTATCACGACAACTGCATGTGCGGTGCCGAGCCGATGTTCCGCCGCCTGGCCAAACAGGACTGGCCGGACGAAACCCGCGAACTCAACCAGATGTGGAAAGACGCCAAGAAGGGCCACAGCGGCAAGGCCGTCGTGAACGCCTTCCGCCAGGCATTCGAAGCCCGCCAGGCAGCAATCCCCACCCAGCGCACCGGGCGCTGATCACCCCATCCACCCGGCCGCCGTCGCAACGACGAGCGGCCATCCCGCAATGGGAAAGGAACCCCGCATGGCCGAGGAAGACGTCGACAAGCCCGACGAGACGGTGGACGACAAGCCCGACGACAAGCCGGACACCACAAAGGACGACCCCACGTCCGAGGAGGACGGCGACGCCAGCAAGCTCGGCGATGCCGGTAAGCGCGCGCTCGACGCGATGAAGCGGGAGAAGAACGCCGCCAAGAAGCAGACGGCGGAACTCCTGGCAAAGCTCAAGAACTACGAGGACAAGGACAAGACCGAGGGGCAGCGCCTCCAAGAGGCCGCCGAGGACGCCAAGACCCGTGCCACAAAGGCCGAGTCCAGCGCACGGAAGCTCCAGATGGCCCTCGACCGCGCGCCCGAAGGCGCGACGCTCGCGCACATCAAGGCCGTGGCCAAGCGCATTTCCGGTGACAGCGACGAGGACTTGGAAGCGGACTGCGACGAGCTGTTCGCCCTTTTCGCGCCACAGAAGGACAACGCCACCACGACCAAGAAGGAACCGCCCGGCAAGCCGAAGGAACGGCTGTCCGGGGGCGGCGAGCCGGACGACAACCCGGAGGAGATGGACCCGCGCAAGCTCGCGGACGCCATCGGCCGCCACTGATCTCTCCACCGCACGGCAAGCCGCGAAGGCCGCTGGCGGTCTAACCGACCTTAAAGGAGGTCTTCGTGGTCAACACGTTTCTGAAGGCAACCAAGATTGCGTCCGCCGCACTTGGACTGCTGGAGCGGGAGATCGTTCTCCCCGCCCTCGTCTGGCGCGACGCCGGAGGCGACTTCGCCGGAGCCGGGGGAGACACCATCTCCATCCGCGTCCCGGCACGCACCCAGGCGCGCACCCGCGTCCTGCGCGGAACCCGAACCAGCGCGTCCGAGGGCAACGGCATCATCACCATGGACGAGCTGACCGAGACCAAGGTGGACGTCACCCTGGACGAGGCCATCTACAACGCCGTCCCGATCACCGATGAGGAACTGGCGCTGGACATCACCTCCTTCGGCGGACAGATCCTCGCCCCGCAGGTGCGGGCCGTTGCCGAGGGCTTGGAAGACAAGCTCGCGGCGGAAATGGTCGGCGCGACCTACGCCACCGAGCTGGACATCGACACCGCCGACCCCTACAACACCCTCGTCGATGCCCGCGTGGCCATGAACAAGGCGAACATTCCGATGAGCGAGCGCACGTGTGTTGTGGGTGCGGACTTGGAAGGTGTTTTCCTGAAGAGCGAACACATCGCGATGGTCGACAAGTCCGGCTCGGACAGTGCCCTGCGCGATGCCGTCATCGGTCGCGTCGCGGGCTTCGGCAACATCTACGTCAGCAACGCTCTCCCGCCCGACGTCGGGTACTGCTTCCACCGCACCGCGTACGTCCTGAGCATGAAGGCTCCGTCCGTCCCGGACGGTGCGAGCTTCGGGCACTCCCAGGCGTATCAGGGGCTCGCGATGCGCTGGCTCCGCGACTACGACTTCCGGAACGTGCAGGATCGGTCCCTTGTGGACGTTTACGCCGGAACGAACATCGTGGCGGATGGCAAGACCAACGAGCGGCAGACCGTCACCGTCACCGGCGCCCCCACGGGTGGCACCTTCACCCTGAGCTACGGGGGTCAGACCACAGCGGCGATCGCGTACAACGCGACGTCGACCACCGTTCAGGCGGCGCTGGCCGGACTGTCCACCATCGGCACCGGGAACGTCTCGGTGTCGGGCTCCGCCGGTGGCCCGTACAGCGTGAGCTTCACGGGAACGCTCTCCGGCACCGACGTCGCGGCCATGACCGCGAGCGGTACGGGTCTGACCGGTGGCACTGCGCCGGGCGTCACGGTTGCCACCGCGACCACCGGAAGCACCCTCGGGTCGTTCGTCCGCGCAGTCAAGCTCTCCCTCCTGTAAGGAGAACGCCGATGCTGCCCGCGCTCGCCACGGTCAACGACCTCGAAGCTCGCCTCGGCCTGGACGCAGACACTCTCGCCGGGCCGGAGCGGGCGCGCGCGCAGGCCGCATTGGATGATGCCTCCGCCCTCGTGCGCGAGGAAACCCGCCAGGACTGGGTAGACCCCGTCACCACCGACATCACGGCGCCTGCTCCTCTCGTCCGGGTAGTGCTCGGTGCATCACTACGGACCTACCGGAACCCGGACAGCGAGATCAGTCAGACGATCGGCCCCTTCAGCCGGACGCTGAAGGCCGCCGAGGTCGGGGTCTACCTCACCCCCGCCGAACTGGCCATCGTCCGGCGCTACCGCAAGGAAAGCACCGGCCTGTGGACCCAACGCACTACCCGGGGTGAGGACTGGGACAGCACGCTCTACGTCGAAGATGACTTCGGCTGCGAGCTGTTTCCCATCGGAACGGTGGACAAGCCGTGGCTCTGAACCAGCACACCGTCACCGTCCGGCGCTACCGGCTCAACCGGTACGGCGACCGGCAGCTCGTCGGCACCTTCCACATTGGAGGGTGCGTCTTCGCACCCCGAAGCAGCTCCGAGGACAACGACCGGTCCACGACCGTGGTCGCCGACGCGGACCTGTATACCCCGGCCACCGCCGGGATCGAGGCATCCGACGAGATCGAGTTCGACGACGGCACCGTCTACCAAGTCGACGGCCGCCCGGAGCAATGGGAATCCCCATGGGGTGGCTGGAACCCACCCGATGTTGTTGCTCTCAAGCGAATAGCGGGGTGATCCGATGGGCGTGTACCAGCCTGACGCGGCCGGATTCACCAGGCTCGCCACGAGCCGCAGGGTCTCCCAGCACATGACTCAGGTGGTCGGCCGCTACTGGGCCGACGAACTCCGCGCCCTCGCGCCCACGCTGTTCAAGCGCAACACCGGGGAATACGTCGACTCCATCACGGTCAGCGCGATCACGGTCACGATCAACGGACTCCCGCGCGCGGCCGTGGAGATCGCGGCGAACACTCCGTACGCCGCGATTCTGGAGATCGGGTCCGCAGACATCCTCGTGCCGCCCCGGCCGCTGACCAAGCTCCTCGACCGTATCGAAGACGCCGACCCCGGGCAGGCCCGGAAGCACCGGGGGTGAGGCATGGAACTGCTCAACGCGTTCCCCGATATCGAAGATTTCACGCTCCAACTGTTGGAACCCGTGGGCCCAACAGTGCTCGCTACACCCGAGGTGATCGCGCCGCCTCTTGTCGTGGTCCGTCGCATCGGCGGCGCCGACGACATGATCACCGACCTCCCACGCATCCAGGTCGACTGCTTCGGCGCGACACGTCGGCAAGCGGCGGACATGTCCGAGCAGTGCAGGCAACTCATCCTTGCCGCCCCCGCAACGGGATTCGGCCACGCCAGCATCGATCAGTCCTGGACCGAGTCCGCGCCCACCTTCGCGCCCTACGGCGACCCGAAGAGCCAGCGCTACGTGGCGACCTACCGCCTCGCGCTGCGCCGGACGCGCTGACTGCCCACCACACGCCGAACCCTCAGCCCCTCCTCGGGGCTGTTCCTCAGCCCAATTCACGAAGGGGGCTCTCTATGTCCATCGCGACTCTCGCGCAGCGCCAGCAGAAGCTCATCCGCAAGGCCCAGGACGCGGCCATTTTCGCCGCCGACGAGGCTTCCGACCCGATCACTGCCATCACCACCGGTGCCTCCGGCGATCTGGTGACCCTTCCCGCCGCCTGGCGCTCTCTGGGCCACCACACGGAAAGCGACGGCGTCAACTGGACTCGGGACGTCAACAGCGACGACGTCCGGTCGCACGGCTCCAGTGAGCCGACGCGCCGCGACATCAGCTCGGACGTCACCGGACTTGTCGTGCTGGCACAGGAAACCAAGCTCCTGAGCCTGGAAATGTTCCACAACGTGGACCTGTCCGGGATCACCCCGGACGCGACCACAAAGGAACTCGGGTTCAACCGCAGCCGGACGCCGTCCACCCGGTACTGGCGCCTGCTCGCCGTCGCCTCGGACGGTCAGGGTGCGGACACGATCTACTTCGCCCGGTTCTGCCCGCGAGCGTCCATTACGGACTACGCGGAGCAGCCCTGGACCAAGGGCGACGAACTTCGGTATCCGCTCACGTTCACCGCCTATGTGGACGATGACCTCGGTTTCGCCATGCGGGAGATGTGGGGCGGTCCGGGCATCGCAAGCCTGCTGAGCGACATGGGTTTCGCGAACGACACCCAGACCGTGACCATCACCGGCGCGCCGACTGGCGGCACGTACACCTTGACCTTCAGCGGCCAGACCACCTCCGCCATCGCGTTCAACGCGACGGCCGCGACGGTGCAGGCCGCGATCGAGGCACTGTCCAACGTGCTGCCGGGCGACGTCGCCGTCACCGGTTCCGCTGGCGGCCCGTGGGTGGTCATGTTCCAGGGGCAGTTCTCCGGCACCAACGTTCCGGCCATGACCGCGAGCGGCACCGGCCTGACCGGCGGCACCAGCCCGGCGGTTGGCGTCGCCTGACGAACCCGGTTGGGGCGCCGGTTGCCACGGGTGGTGTCCCCGGCGCCCCAACCGCCTCCACCGACTTCCCAGGAGAACCATGACCAGCTTCGCCGAAAAGCTCATCGCGCCGGACGGCCGCGTGTTCACCGCGCGCTCCGCCGCCGAATACAACGATCTGCGCTACGGCCAGGGCTACCGCCCCGCCCCCGCAACCGAGCCGGCTCCGGCCCCACTCAGCGAACCTCAGCGCCCCACCGTGCGCGCGCCGAAGCCGAAGGCCACGGCCGAGACCGACGACAACTGACCGCACGCCACAACGACGCCACCCCAAGGACAATCCATGAAGTCGCTCAAAGGCTGGGACGCGTACGTCGCGGAATCCGGCGTTATCGAGGACAACGCGATCGAGCTTCCCCTCACCGATGACGAGGTCTACGTCATCCCGTACCCGACCCGCCGCCAGGGCAAGAAGATCGCCGAAGCCCAGGCGTCCGGCGACGCGGATGCGCTGCTCGTCGCCCTGCTCGGCGAGGAGGCGGGGGGCCGCGTCGCGGAGCTGTCCGCCGACCACCCGCACCATGTCCTGGACGGGTTTCTGCTCGACGTCATGCGCAAGTTCGGGTTCATCGAAGACGACCCGGAGACCCCGGAGACCGAGGTGGAGCCGGGAAAATCCTCCAAGCCGCCCGTCCGGCGCACCACCACGCGGAAGCGTTCGACGCCGCGCGCGAACTCCAGCGCCGCATAGAGCTGCTCGACCGGTTCGGCGGGGAGATCGAGTACGAGCTGTTCGAACGCGGATGGGACCTCCTCGACTTTTTCCGGGGGCACAAGCCGTGGGGTCAGCTGGAACGGCTCATCTCCAGGCTTCCCCGGCACTCCCGCTACAAGGCCGCGATCGACGATGACGAGGATTTCGCCGCGATCGCGGCGGCGCTGCCCCGGATCGACGATGACGAGGAACCTCGCGTCCCGCTGGCTGGCTACAGCGAGATCGCCGCGCGGCTGGACAACCTCTTCGACGCGATGAACGCGATCAACGAAACCCTCGTCGCGGTCAACACCCCCAAGCGCAGCGCCTTCCAGCGGCCCAACCGGGCACCGCGACCGGAGACGGCGTTCCAGCGCATCGAAGCCCGCCACCGTGTCGAGCGCATCGACGACATCGTCAATCGGATGACCGGGGGGAGGTGACCCCCGTGGCCAAGGGCGCAGGATACGAAATCGGCCGGGCGTTCCTGGAAGTCGCCCCGTCCTTCGACGGCACACAGCGCAAGGTCGACGACTTCGTGTCGAGGATGCGTCCGATCAACATCCCGGCGCAGATCGACATGAAGAACTTCGGCAACGAAGTCCGGCGTGCGGCGGAGAAGGCGGCCAAGGGTACGCAGGTCGACCTCGGCGAGCCGAAGCTTGATCTGTCCAATGTGGGCAAGCAGCTCTCCGGCGTCGGCAAGGGCCAGAAGGTCGAGCTGGAAGCCGACCTCGACACCCGGCTCGCCGAGGCCAAGGCGAAGGAGTTGGCGGCCAAGCGCATCTCCGTCCTCGCGCAGGTGGACCTCGACCTTGCCCAGGCGCGCGCCAAGCTCGCGGAGCTGGCGAACAGCACGCCGAAGATCGGTGTCGACGTCGATCTCCAGACGGCGAAGGTCGAGGCGCAAATCGCCGCGCTGGAGGCCAAGCGCGCACGTATCGAGATCCAGGCCGACGCCGACACCGCAGGGGCACAGGCCCAGCTCGCGGCGCTGGACAGCGAGATCCAGCACATCAACGGGCAGAAGGCCCAGATCAACGTCGAGTCCTCGACCGCGTCCCGCGCGATCGCCATCATGGCTCTGCTCACGGCGGGCATCGGCGCCGCCGGGTTCGCCGCCCCGGCCGCCGCTGCCGCGATCGCCGCCATCCCGGCCGCGATCACCGGCGCGGCCCAGGGTGTCGGGACGCTGTTGCTGGCGTTCAACGGCGTCGGTACCGCCCTGAAGGCATACCAGGCCGCCGACGACGAGTCGGCCAAGAAGGCGACCACCAATGCCAAGGCGCGGACCTCGGCGGCCAACTCCGTCGCGTCCGCGCAGAGCGCGCTGGAGTCCGCGCAGACCTCCGCCGACCACACGGCGGTGTCCGGCGCCGAAGAGGTTCAGTCGGCCCGTGAGGCATCCGCTCGGGCGCAGGATTCCCTCGCGCAGGCGCAGGAGACGGCGCTCAGCCGCGTCCAGGACAGTGAACGCTCGCTAGCGTCGGCCCAGGCAACTTCCCGCGCCGCTCAGGTAGCTCTCAACCAGGCTCGCGAAGACGCGGTCGCGCGCATCGACGACCTCAAGCTGTCGCTCAAGGGTGCAGCGCTGGACGAGGAATCCGCATCCATCGCCCTGGAGAAGGCGCAGCAGAAGCTTCAGGCGCTGAAGGACGCGGGGGTCGGTCCGACCACATTGGACTACCGCGAGGCGGACCTCGCCGCCCGCCAAGCGGCCCAGTCCCTCGCGGAGGTACGCGACCGGTATTCCGACCTTCAGAAGCAGTCCGCGTACGCCGCGAAGACCGGCGTCGAGGGCGACAAGGCGGTGATCGCCGCCCACCAGGCCGCCGACGACGCCACCGCCCGCGTTCAGGAGTCGGAACGCTCCCTGGCGCAGGCGCGGACCGACGGCGCCCGCCAAGTGGCCCAGGCGCAGGCTCAGGCCGCGCAGGCGGCGCAAGCGGTCTCCCAGTCGCAGGAACACGCGGCCTGGGCGAACGAAGCCGCCACGAAGGCCGTGGCCGATGCGCAACGCAGCCTCGCGGCGGCGGCCGTCACGGCAGGCACCGACGGCACGACCGCGATGGACAAGCTCCAGCTGGCGATGTCCAAGCTGTCCCCGGCCGGTCGCTCCTTCGTCACCTTCTTGCAGAAGGAAGCCAAGCCAGCACTCCAGGACATGGGCAGCGCGGTCCAGGCCGCCCTCCTGCCGAAATTGACCGTGGCGTTCCGGAACCTGCTGGAGCTGTCCCCGGAAGTCACCGCCGGACTGACCGACACCGCGAACGTGCTCGGCGACCTGGCGCTCAAGGGCTCCCGGATGATGACATCCGGCCCGTGGCGCAAGGACTTCGCCACGATCATGAAGACCAACAACCAGGTCATGTACGACCTGGGAGACGCGGGACTGTCCATTACGGACTCATTCCGGTCGCTCCTCGTGGCAGTCGGTCCTGTGCTGCTGGACTTCGCGCAGATGGCCGCGAACGGTGCGGCCACGTTCAACACCTTCATCCAGGGCAAGCGCGCCACCGGGGAACTCGCCGCGTTCATGCGCGACGCGGGCGAGAACCTGAAGGACGTCCTGCATTTCCTGGTGGACGTGGGCAAGGCCGTTGTCGACCTCGCGTTGGCCCTGGCTCCCCTCGGCGGCGGCCTGATCAAGATCGTGGACGCCTTCGCCCGGTTGATCAGTTCCTTCACCACGGCGCACCCCCTCCTGACGAACATCATCGCCGGAGTGGGTCTCGGAGTCACGGCGCTCCTCCTGCTCGGTCGTGCGGTGAACGGCGTCGTCGGCGCGTTTGCATCCGGCAAGCTCGGCCTCACCCGTTTCACGGGCACCATGGGAAACCTTCGCGACAAGGTGCAGAGCGCAGCGGACGGCACCGGCCGGTGGTCCGGTGCCGCCCAGGCCGCGATCAACCCCGTGGGCAAGCTGCGTGACGCGGCCAAGAGCCTCGCCGACGCCTACCGCGAGGGCGACCGCGCCACCCGGCAGTGGATGACGACCCAGCTGAACGCGCAGGCGGTTCCCTCCGGCGGCGGAAATGCGGGCGGGGCGTTGGTCGCGCAGGCCCGCCAGGTGGCCGACATGCGCAGCCGCCTGGCCGACTTTGCCACTGGCGCGCAGGACATGGCCGCGCGCGTCGGTGCGGCGGCGTCGTCGGCGGCCGACGCGATCCTGACCCGGATCGGCCCGGCGTCGCTTTCGCTTGTCGAGCGCATGGACGACATCGGCGCGGCCGTGTCCCGGACCGCGAGCGCGTTGGGCGTCAAGCTCGCGAACGGGTTGGAGGCCGTGCGGAACCCGGCGGATCTCCTGGACCGCACCATGGCGCGTGTCGCCGTGGGCATCGAGGACGCGGGCGCGAAGTTGCGCTCGGTGTTCAACCCGCCGGTGCGTGAGACGGCCGCCGTACTCGATCAGGGCACCTCGGCGGCCGGTCGGATGGCCGACGCTGTCCGGACGCGACTGTCAGAGGGCATGTCCGTTGCCGGAACTGCCATCCGCAACCTCGGACCGGCGATCCGCGACGGGCTGACAAACGCCGTGAGCGTTGTGTCCGGCGCCGCCAGCAACCTCGGCGCATCCGTGAGCACCGGCATGTCGCGGGCGGCCACGGGGTTCGAAAGCGGACTGGTGCGCATCGCAGGCGCAGCGGGCGGAGCGGCCCAAGCGATCGGCAAGGGCCTCGGCGGAGCAATGTCCGGGCTCTTTAACGCCCTGGGTGGTCCATGGGGACTGGCCATCACCGGCGCAACCCTGCTCCTCGGCTTCCTGGTCGACAAGCAGCAGGAGGCCGCGCAGAAGGCCGAAGACTACAAGAGGGACGTTGATTCCCTTACCGAGGCGTACAAGCAGTCGAACGGCTTCCTTGACGACAACATCATCAACACGAACAACAAGGCGCTGGCAGACGCCAACGCGGCGGACAACGCACGTGCGGCCGGTTCGTCGTTCGACGTCTACGCCGCCGCCGCCAACGGCAACGCGACCGCGCTCGACCAGGTCACGAAGGCGTCGGATAGCGCACTCCACAGCATCGCGAATCAGGCCGGACTCACAAGTCAGCAAGGCGACGCACTTGCGGCAGTGGGAACTACTGCACTCAGCACCGGCCAGAACTACACCAACCTCGCCCAAGACGTCTCCATCGCCACCGACTCGTTCGACGCCAACGGTAACGGCATCATCGGACTCACCAAGGCTCAGCTGAGCCAGGTCAGCGCGATCTTGAACGGCAACGCCGCCGTCGGCGACCAGATCAAGAAGAACAAGGACGCCCGGGACACGTACCTCCTCTTGGAGGCGGCGTCTGCCAACGTCACCGACGCGACCGTCAAGCAGTGGGAAGCGCAGCAGAAGTTGCGCGACGTCACGAAGGAGCTGGCCGAGGCCAGCCTGACTCTCCGCGACGCTCAGAACGATCTCCACGACAGCCAGAAGGGCATCACCGAAGCCCAAAGTGACTACAACGCGGCGGTCAAGGAGCACGGCGCCGACAGCAAGGAAGCGTCCGACGCCTCGGATCGTCTCAGTGACGCCCGACGTTCCGAAGAGCACTCCATTCTGTCCCTTTTGGACGCTGCCCAGCGGGAATCCGAGGCCCGTAACCACAATCTCCCCGAACTGGAGCGGGAGAACAAGGCGACCACCGATCGCAACAAGGCGCTCTTGGACGTCGTCAAGACCTACAAGGGCGACCTGCCGCAGGCGGTCAAGGACTCCATCAAGGGCATGGACCTGGCGAGCGCGTCGGCAGCGGGGTTCACCACCACGATCGACGACTTCGGCGCCGCCATCGTCAAACTGCCCGACGGCACGTCGATCAAGCTCGACGCCGACGACCGCCCCGCGCGCACGAAGATCGACGCAACCGTGACCTACGCCAACGGCCAGCACGCCACGGTGACGCTGTTCGCCGACACCGACCCGGCGACCGGCGAGACGGTGTTCTGGCAGCGCAACTCGGACGGCACGGTTGCCAAGGCGCAGCTCGATGCCATCACCGACGTCGCCACCGGCAAGGTGCAGATCTGGAAAACCAACGCGGACGGCACACGCGGTCTGACCAACTTGGACGCGTTCACGGACCCCGCAGACGGCAAGGTGAAGATCTGGAAGGACGCCGCCGACCACACCAAGGGCTGGGCGGTTCTCGACGCGAACACGCAGCCCGCCACGGACAAGCTGACGGCGTATGGCAAATGGGCTCAGGACTACCTCAGCCAGCTCAACCTCACCGTCACGCCGACGGCCCCAGCGCCAGGTGCGCCGCCACTCCCGCTCCACAGTGCACTCGGCAACCTCCTGGAGTTCTACTCCGCCGGTGGGTTCCGTCAGGTGCAAGGGATGTCGGCGACGGTCGCGCGGGTCGTCCCGCCGAACACACTGCGAGTCGTCGGCGACCGCGCCCAGGGCGACGAAGCGTTCATCCCGGTCAACACCTCGCCGCGCTCCGTGGACATCCTCCGCGAGACCGCGAAGCGCATGGGGTTCCTGCTCGCGCCCATCGCGCAGATGGCCCTCGGTGGCGTCCTCGGGCTCGCGGCCGGTGCCGTGGCGACCCCGTCCGGCGGCCCAGGAGCCGCGACGACAGCCGCAGGTGCCGCCCCGGTGGCTCCGGCGGCGCCGGACCAGCTGGCCGCGCTCACGGCCGCGATGGGCGGCAGCACGGACGCGGCCAACGCGCTCGCCGTCGCCCTGGCCGCGCTTCAGACGGCCACCGTCTCGTTCACCACGACGGCGCTCGTGCCGCTCGTGGGGCAGGTCAACGCCGCCGTCAACCCGGCACTCAACGCGCTCATGGCCCTGCTCCCGCCGGTCCAGGGCGGATTCAACGCGACGGCCGCCGTCATCGCCAGCTCCACGGCGGGAATGACCGCCTCCACGGCGAACGCGGTCACGCAGATCGGCGGCTACCTCGCCACCCTGCGGACCGGGCTCCAGCTCACCGGCCAGGCGTTCGCGAACACCTCCGGCTGGGTGAACACCACCTGGAGCGCGATTCGCGGCTACACCCGCCAGCCGGTGGTGGACACCCTCGCCGGGCCAGTCAACGCGGGCCTGGTGACCGCCTGGAACTACCTGGATTCCAGCTTTGGTTTGAACCACCACCTCAACCCCGTGCCCATCGCGTTCGCCGAAGGCGGAGCAGTGCACGGGCCGGGCACCGGCACGTCGGACAGCATCCTCACCCGCCTGTCCAACGGTGAGTACGTCATGCCCGCATGGCTCACCAAGCGGATCTTGCCGTTCCTCGAAGCCTTGCGCGGCGGCCAGGCGGAAGCCCTTCAGGCGGCCGGGTACGCCCAGGGCGGCATCGTCGCCGACACCGGCTCGCAACTGAACGCCGCAGTGACCAAGGCGCAGGCATTCGCCGCCGCACAGCGGGGAAAGCCCTACATCTGGGGTGGCGTCGGCCCGGCCGGATACGACTGCTCGGGCCTGGCCAGCGCGGTGACGAACGTGCTCCTCGGCGCGGCCAGCCCGTACAAGCGGCTCGGCCAGGCGGCATCCGAGCCGTGGCCTGGCTTCGTGCGCGGACTCAGCTCCTCGTGGGCACTCGGCGCGAGCCCCGTGCACACCGCCGGGACCCTGGGCGGAATCAACGTGGAGGCCACCGGGGACCACGTCCGCTTCGGCGGCGACGCCCACGGCGCCGACGATAGCCAGTTCTCGGCGCAGTCGTCGCTGCCCGTCGTCGGAGGCAAGTTCATCTCCGGCGGCGGCGCCGACTTCGACCCGGCCGCCCTCGTCGCGTCGGCATTCACCGACACGGCCGCGATGATCGCGAACCTCCGGGGCCGGTATCCCGGCAACATCGCCGCCAGCTCCGGCGCCGGGGAAGCCGCCTACGGCAGCGACGCTCTCCAGAAGATCGCCGTCCAGAAGATCGCCGTCAACTCCGTGGCTGGTGGCCCGGCCGTCGCAGCCGCGCAGAACTTCGCCCGCAGTGCGCTTCCGCGTTTCGGGTGGGGGCCTGAGCAGATGGCGCCCCTGGTTTCCTTGTGGCAGGGGGAATCGCGCTGGGACTACACGGCCCTGAACCGGAGTTCCGGTGCCTACGGCATTCCGCAGGCACTCCCGGCGGAGAAGATGGCGTCTCAGGGGCCGGACTGGCGAACCAACCCCGCGACCCAGATTCTCTGGGGCCTGGGCTACATCAAGGGCCGACCCGACTACGGCAGCCCCGCCGCCGCGTACGCGCAGTGGTCGAGCCGCAGTCCACATTGGTACGACGACGGCGGCTGGCTCCCGCCCGGCTACACCACCGTCGCCAACCACACCGGTGAGCCCGAGGCGATCCTCACTCAAGATCAGTGGAACGCGCTGTCCTCCATGGCCGGGCTCCAGCGGGGAACGAGCGGGCGCAGTGTCACCGTCAACGCCCGCACCGACGCCAGCCCGGAGCACATCGCCCACGTCATCGACCGGCACATGTCCATCGGCGCACGGCTCTAAGGAGGCGGAATGCTCGGCGGTCAGGTCTGGACGCTCGACACGATCACCTTCCACCACTCGCCCAAGGTCCGCGATTCCGCTGGCGTGCAATGGATCGTCACCAAGGAAGAGGGCTTCTGGGGAACACCCGGAACCAACGCCACACTGTCGCCACGGCTGAACAAGCACGGCATGTTCCGGTCCCCGGGGTGGAAGAAGGAACGGATCGTCACCCTCACCGGCCGGTGCTACCACCCCGATTACGCGGTCCTCCGGCAGGCCGAATCCACCGTACTCGGCCTACTGTCGGACCCCCGCACACCCGGAAAACTCACGTGCTACGCCGAAAACGGCGCGCTCAGCCTGGACGTGTTCCTCGACGACGCGATCCTCTGCACGCCCCTGGACATCGTGTCCGAACCCGGCGTGGAGTTCTCCCTCCAACTCGTGGCGCCTGATCCACGCAAGTACAGCCCGGACATCCAAACCCAGACTGCCGGTCTCCCGCAGGACTCCGGAGACGGCCTGGACTTCAGCCAGGTCGTCAGCCCCGACTCCAATCCAGGGCTGTTCTTCGGAGCGAATCCGGCGACGGATGGGCTGGCGTTCGGCACGTTCAACGGCTCCGGGTTCATGACCCTGACCAACCCCGGAACAGCCCCGGCGACACCGGTCTACACGCTCTACGGCCCCCTCACCAACCCGGTGCTGACCACCAACACCGGCTACTCGATGCGCTACAACGGCACCCTCGCCACTGGCGACTACGTGACCATCGACCCGTCACTGCCCTCGGTGGTCCTCAATGGAGCAACATCCCGGCGAGAACTGTTGTACCCAGCCAATTTCGAGCCCTTCAACATTCCGCCGGCTGCCGGTGGGACGTCAGGCACGTTGAGCGTCTCGCTCGCCCACTCAGGGGCTTCCACGACAGGCGGCTACGTGACCGCGACCTACCGCGCCTACTGGTTCTGAGCAGAAAAACCTCTACGAGCAAGGAGAATGCCGATGGGCGTGTACTCCAACGAGCCCGATCCGCCGTCCTACTACCAGATCGTCGACACCCACGACTGCGTCCAGTACACGGACGTCGGCGAAGCCCAGTGGTTCATCGACCGCATCAACTTCGCATTCGGCGGCAGCACAGACGCGCGGCTGGACGGCGACACCGTCCGCTGGTTCGGCTACTACCAGCTGAACTTCGGCGACTGGCTCTACAACGGCGTCAGCCCGATGACCGACGAAGTCCTTCGCGCGAGCCAATTCCGCCCCGTCACCTCGAACTTCCCGACCGCAGGAGCATAACCCATGGTCTCGCTGGGCACGGTCGCGCAGAGCGCGTACGACCCCTGGTCCGTCCAGTCACGCATCGGACTCGCGGACGCACGCCTAGCTCTGGACAGCGTGCTCATGCCGCGACCGAACCTCTCCTACATCGACTACCGCAGCGGTGTCATGGCCTCCGGTGACATCGGCCTGACCGGCACCCCGACCCACATGGCGATGCGCGTCGCCCCGGTCACCGGCGTCCTGTCGGTCACGGTCGAGATGGGCAACGCCGTGGTCAACAGTCCCGGCCAGGGCGCCTACATGTGCGCACTCGACGCCCAGAAGACGCTCTCCCTCGCGGCGGCCAGCTCCACACAGAACCGAGTGGACCTGATCATCGCCAGGGTCTACGACGACCTGAACACCTCGATCGCCAGTCCGTCAGGGACACGGAAGTTCACGGTGGAGGTATGGCAGGGGGACTACTCCTCCGGCACGCCGGTCACGCCGACGCCGACCCCGGCCAACGGCTGGACTCCGCTGGCGGCCGTGACGGTGAGCAAGACCGTCACATCCCTGACGGCAGCGAGTATCCAGGACCTTCGCGGTCCGGGACTCGTTGCCCGGGGCGGAATGCGTGCGCTCTACGGCGCAGACGCGAAGACGACGAGCACGGCCTTCGCGGAAGCAGGGGCATACCCCGGGGAGGTCAGGTGGGTTCACGCCCCAGGGTTCCAGCACCAGGTGTACTACGGCGCCCAGCAAGGCTGGCGCGGGGTGTTCAACTGCCTGCGCTACTACGCCGCCGCACCGGCGGGCGAATTCAGCTTCGTCGGCGGATACGGCGTCACACGGGAGATCTGCCGCGTCACCATTCCCGACCCCGGAGTCCCCTACTTCGTCTACCCCACAGGGAAAGCCTCGGTCACCCTGTCGTCCAACAGCGCGGCGGACCTCCGGATCAACACCGGCTCCACGAGCGGCTCGGACATCCACTGGACCCGCTTCCACACCTACGGAGCCACCACAGACAAGCTGTGCGTCCCGAACGTCGCGCCGACACACTACGGTCCCCTCACCGGGTCCGTGGATGTCGTGCTGTCGTGCGCCATGCGCGACAGCGCCTCGCAGTACTCGGGATTCGGTTTCCGCGGCAACGACGTCGGGGCCAACACCATCACCTGCCTCGTCTTCCCGGCGACCACCCAGCCTCCGGCGGTGTAGATGGCGACCTGGCGCGTCCTCATCGCCGACACCGTGACCGGCAACATCCTCTCCGACGTGACCCCGCGCGACAGTCCCAGCTTCTCGCGCAAGGTCACGGACAAGGGGACCTGGACCGTCAACGTCCTGCCGGAGGACCGGGCAAACTACGCCGTGGACCTCCACACCTATGTGGACGCCGGGCACTACTCGTGGATCGTGCTGTGCGACGACTACATCTGCCAGGCAGGACCGGTATTCACCTACCAGTTCGACGAGAACACGAGGAACTTGTCGGCGTCCGGCACCGGCATCCAAGGACTCTTCGACCGCCGGGCGCTCCGGAACCCGGCAGGCCCGGCGAACAACATCGTCCACGTCAACAACGACCTCGTGCTCACCAACTTCACGCTCCGGGGGATCGGCCGCGAGATCGTGAACGCCAACCTCACCCAGACCGGATACGGACTCCCCATCGACGTCCCGGCCGCCGAAACCGGCACCAACACCAGGACGTACTTCGGCTACGACCTCGCCACTGTCTGGGACCGGCTCGACGAACTGTCGAAAGTGGACAGTGGACCGGAGATCGACTTCCGGCCCTACCTCACGTCGGCCGGGAACCAGGTGCGGTGGGAGCTGGTCATCGGGAGCCCCACCCTGGGAAACCAGACCTCGACCGGCGTGTGGGACTACGGCGGCGCCCTGGGCCAGATCGACGTGGACGTCAACGGCTCCGCGTCGCCGTGCACCAAAGCGTGGGTCAAGGGGTCCGGAACGGAGCGCACCATGCTCGCGGGCTACGCCTCCAACGACGCCCTCATCGCCCTGGGCTACCCGCCTACGGACTACATCGACACCAACCACACGTCCGTCGTCGTCAAGGCCACTTTGGACACCTACGCCACCGCCGACCTCGCCCAGTTCAGCGCTCCCACCGAGGCGTGGAAGTGCAGCGTCCGCGTGGACGGCTCCAGCAGTAACGGCGTCGTCGTCTCGCCCAAGCTGTCCGGATGGTCGCTCGGCGACGCCCCGATCTTCGGCATCAGCGGACACCCGTGGATCGTGGACGGGCAGTACCGCCGCCGCATCCTCGGCTTCAGCAGCGACACCGAAAGCACGGTCTCCCTGGAACTCCAGGACACGTTGGCGGTGACCTGATGACCCAGCCGCCAGGCACGGGCTCTCTGCTCGACCAGCTCAACGACCTCCGCCGTCAGGTCGCCGAACTCACGCGGAAAGCACCCGCTGTTCCCGCCTGCCGCGTGGCCCTGAACGCCGCCATCGGCCTGACCGCCGGAGTGGACGCCTTCGCGCCTGGCGTCTGGAATGTTCGCGAAGATCCATTCGCCTGGTTCACCTCGGGCAGTCCGAGCTTCATCACCGTGGGACTCGACGGGTACTACCAGTTGGCGTACCACAGCAACGTGACAGGGCAGCCGGGCAACTCCATCGCGGCGGCGAAGATCTCGACCAGCGGCACCTCCGTTGCCAACTCGCTCGCCTCGGACATCGGCATCCAGCTGAGTTCCGAAGGCGTCGTGCTGAACGCGTTCCGCGCACGCATCTTCCTCGCCGCTGGGACCAAGCTCTACTGGTCGAACTTCCCGAGCGCATCAGGCGGAACCCTTCAGGCCACAAGCTTCGCCATCCCCACTGAGATGACGGTTCAGTTCATCTCGTCGCGATGACCGCGCTGGCGGCCGAGGGTGGCACGCTCACCGACGTCACGACGTGGGTCAACTTCGGCGTGCTCGGACTGGTGTTCCTCGCGATCGTGACGGGCTGGATCTGGGCCAAGCCGTCGGTCGACAAGCTCATCGAGGAACGCGACCGCGCCATCAAGGAGCGCGAGAAGGCCGACGCCCAGCGGGACGCCATGGCCCAAGTCCTGCAAGAAAAACTGCTCCCGGTCGTCGGCGATTTCATCAGCACGACGAGGGCACTCATGCCTGTCCTCCAGCAGATTCAGGCGCTCCAGCAGATGATCCCGATCCTTCAGGGACTGATCCGAGCCAGTGAGGTTCCGAGTGACAGCAAGGAAACCAGGCGACGCGGCAAACGGTCCTCGTGAGTACCGGCCCGAGGAAGTAGAGGCGCTCACGTCGAAGGCCACAACGCTGCTCGACGAACTCCACGAAGTCATGGAGGAGATGGCCGAACGCCTCCGATCCCTGGGAGCAGAACCCCGATGAGGTGGAGGACACGCGTGCCCGAGAAGAACCCGGCGCCCGAACGTTCCGCCTCCTACGACGCGGAAGTAGCCCGCCTCACGGCGCGGGCCGACCTCATCGTCGAGGAACTGGACGTGGTCGTCCAAGAGCTGAGCACCATGCTCAAGAGTGCCTATGGGATAGAGAAATGACTGAGCCGCAGAATCCCGCCATCGCCGCCGCCGCCCGCCTCCAAGAGTCCGTTGTGGACCTCAAAGACGAGATCGGCGGACTCCGCGCCTACGGCCGCCGCAACCGGCGCCTCATCGTGGGCCTCGGCATCTCACTGGCCCTCGACATCCTCCTGACCGTCGCCGTGGTCATCGTGGCCGTCACCGCCAACAACGCCGGTGACGCGGCATCGGCCAACCGCCAAAGCCAGATCGACACCTGCACCTCCAGCAACCAGACGCGTGCGGCCAGCCGCAACCTGTGGAACTACGTCCTGGACGCAGCAGCGAACGACCCGGACAGCCAGACGGCGGCACGCAAGCAACAGCTCGCCGAGTTCCGCACATACATGGAAACCGCCTACGCCCAGCGCGACTGCACACGGATCGGGAAGTGACGCCATGCCCCTGATCATCGACCTCTACCAGAAGTACAACCCCGTTACCAACTGGCCCGCGCTGCGCAGCTACGTGGACGCCGCGTACATCAAGTACTCAGACGGAAACGGCTCTGCTCAGGTCACGGCGGACACCTACGTCGCCGGGTGCAAGAACGCCGGAATCCCGTGGGGCGGCTACCACTTCGCCGAAGCCGGAGACCCCGTCCGGCAGGCCGAGGTGTTCGTTTCGATGTACCGCAAGTACGGCGGCCAACTCGCCCCGGCGCTTGACCTCGAAACCGGCGACATCCCCCTCTCCACGCGGGCAGGCTTCGCGCGCTCCTTCCTGGAGCGCGTGCACCAGAGCTACCCCCGCGTCGCGCTGTACGCGTCCACGAGCTGGCTGGCGGCGCTGCGCCCGGACACCTGGCCCTACGACTGGGATGTCACCTGGGCGGCCGAATACAACCTCAACACCGGCCAGCGCTCCGCGATCCGTTACTACAACGGCCGCGTCGACCTCCACCAGTTCACCAGCAACGGCCACGCGCCCGGCACCACCGGCGCCGTGGACCTCAGCTACACCAACGACGTCTCCGCCCTCCTGCTCTCCGCCGCGTCGGCGAGCACCACCACCCGCCTCACCGACGACGAGGAGACCACCATGAAGCTCGACCCCGGAGACCACTGCTCGACCTCGTTCGACATCCCGCCTGGCGCCACGAAGATCCGCGTCAACTGCCCGGTGGATTGGATGACCGTCCACGGCATCTGGCAGTCCGGCGACGGCCTCCCCGCCGGAACCGACTTCGACTACAAGTGGAGCTACGAGCAGGACTTCCGCATCGACCGACTCCGACCCTGGAAGATCGACGTCGCCCCCGGCGCCACCAACGGCTCCATCATCTACACCTACGCGAAGGACCACCCGGAGCGCACCGCCAGCCTCAGCTTCCGATGACGAGTCCGACGTGTGGTCCCACGCAAAAGCCCCCGATCGCCCAGGTACCACGGGCGATCGGGGGCTTTTGTTGCGTTCAGGGGCAAGTCAAACCTTGGGCCATAGGTATGCAGCCTGGTGTAGTAGTTCAGCAATACCTTTACTTACGGGGTCTTCCTTTTGGCTTGCGGCAGACTTCGCGCCGGTGTTCGTTTTAGGGTAGTTACCCCTAGACCACGTGACGACCCTTTCGGTCTTCAGGATTTTGTCCACGTGAGTCTTTGTCATGGTGGGAAGGTCGCCCTGGTTGTTAAAGTGATCGGCGATTTCTCGCATGATCATGCCTTCATCAACGTATAGGCGGACCACTTCCCGCCGCGTCTCCGGGTCGAACAGTTGATACGCCATTCCCCCCTTGTTAGGCCTGGGCATGATTGCGCCCTCCCCACTTGTCAGTTTGCGTTTCTACGCGAACGTAGAACGGTCCTTCGCACACGGTGATCCCTCTCTCTCGGCAGCTGACCGCACGGGCTTTTCCTTCGCTACTGGGCTGGCGCGATGTCGAACGCGCAGGTGACCAAGTCGTGGTCGGACAACATGCGATTCTTGTGTACCGCATAGCTACCCGGCGCGAGCACGGCAGGTGAAACCTTGGACCAGGCAATGCGGTCTATCCGGAGTCCACCCACGGCGGTGGGCGTGAAGTCCGCCGCTTCGGCCCCGGCGTCCTTCCATCCGTGTTCGGTGAAACGGTCGATGGCGGCGGTGTTCGTTTTCCAGCCGTCAGGTGTCCGCATACCCTTCTGGCTCCTTTTCCACGGCTCGTCCGCCTCGTCGCATTGGGCGCCCCAGTCGGCGGGGTAGATCTCGCCGGGAAGGGAACTCGTCGCGTTGAAATCTCCGGCGACAAAGGCGTTGCGGGAACCGAGCTGGCCGTCCTGGTCGGCCTGCATCGTGAACCCGGTCTCGCCACGAGAGCCGTTCCAGTGCGCGCACTTCAGCGTGAACGGGTGGCCGTTGATCAGTGCCTCAAGGGTGTTCGCGAGCATCGCCCGGCTGTCGTCCGGGTGATGCCACACGACGGGCCGGACGTAACGCGGGTCGACGAACAGTCCCGGCACGTTCACCGATCCTTGGACATCCGAGATGTACGGCACGTAGGGAATCGACCCGTACGCGCGGCCGTCCTCGTCGCGGTGCTCTCCCCACATGGAACTGAGTAGCTCCAGCACCTCGTGCAGCGGTTCCCGGTCAAAGTCCATATAGGACGTGCACTCGGAGAGGCACAACATGTGTGGGGGCAGCTTGAGCGGAGACAGCATGCTCCTGAGCTTGCCGTGGTCGTGACGGCGGGTCCGGCGGTCGTACCCTCCCCGCTTCAGGTTCGCTGTCGCTACACGAAGGCGGAACGGTTCTTCATACACGGTGCACCTTCTCTCTCGATTGCTGATCATCCGGCCCCGAGGCCCTCGGCCGGACCGACCCGGATCGTTCCCCCTCCGGGCGGTCCATACGGAAATCCCCCACCAGCTCACCGGCGTCGTCGTCACCCCCGGCAGAGCGGTGGGGGGCTTTCCTTGCGTTCTAGAGGTTGGCGCCGACCACGCCGACGCAGACGCCGAGGTGGAACGCTCCGGCGCCAAGTGACCCGAGGTCGGTGTGGAACCGGCCAAGCTCGTCGTTGGTGTTGGCGACGTGCTTGGCGTTCGAACTGAGCCCGGTGTTGTACCACCGGTGCTTTAGCTGCTCTGCGTCGCGGGCGATGTTGTCCAACACCTGTTGCAGATCGATGTATGCCTGTGCGATGGCCTCGACTTCTGCTTTCAGTTGCTGCACGGGGCTTGTCATAACTCAACCTCCTGCTCGCGAGACCGGGCGATCCGTTGTCTGCTCAGCTCGCGATCGCGGTGGTGGGCCAACTCCCGGCCACTGCCGGGGGATCGTCGTGGGGCACCAGCCCGCTCCATCCACCTCATCGCAGTATCGGATGTGACGCCGACCTTCTTTCCGGCTCCGATGAGGCTCAGTCCCCTCGCGTACGACTCGATGATTTCCCAGACGGCGAAGGGATGCGGCTGGTTGCGCGGGATGAACAGGCCGGAGTTCTTGATGTCGAGCTGTCGCTTGGACCAGTCCGGGTCGTCGGGTTCCCCGTTTCTCGACTGGCAACTGATGATCACGTCCGCAATGGTCGGCATCCGCCGCAACGGCGGCCTACCGGGCAAGGGTGATGTACTGCGTGGCGGGCGTGATGATCCATTCCCAAGCGTCCAGTGGTGGGCTGCCCTGGTCCTGCCACCAGTACCAGGCCGCCGTGACCTCGTCCCACAGCCGACGCGGCCCGCGCTGGCGCACGGTCAGGTTGTCGTCGATGGTCGCCCACGACCCAGTTAAGGGGTCGCGCAGCCACCACCCGGGGTCGTCGTTGTACCGGCAGTGCGGCACGGCCATCGCCACGGTCCACAGCACTGCCTCGTTCCGGAACACCTCAGCCGGATCGAGTTGGGTCGTCGTCACATGCTCCGCTGCGATCAACCAGCGCGGGTCGTGGTCGTCCACGCTGCTCTGCCGCTGCGTCCGCGAAATCATGAACCCGACGCTCATCGGCTGAATTCGGCCTGTGGCAGTGCCGTCCTCCTGAACGGTGAACTTGACCAACGGGCCGGAATCCATGTCCGCCCGCACCGGGGCGACGATCACGCCACCCGGCCTGGTCTGCTTCACCCAGGCGTACGGAACGCGGCCCGCGAACATACTCATCGTCGAGATCACGCGGTCGAACGGCGCGCCCTGGGGATCGCCGAACGCGCCATCCCCGAGGACCGTCTTGACACTGGCGAATCCGGCGCGGCCGAGAGCCATGCTGGCCCACGTCAGTGCGTTCTCGTCGATCTCGACCGTGCTGACCCGGCCGTCGTCGCCCGCCTGCCTGGCCGTGTACCCCGCGTTCAGACCGGTGCCGGTGCCGATATCCAGCACCGCGTCACCCGTCTCTACGCCAAGCGCCACGAGCATGGCCGCCACGGCGGAGGGCTGGGATGCAGAACTCGACGGAGTGTCGCCAGCCTCCGGCCACTCAACCTCCCCGTCGTTCCACTGGGTGACGATCGGGCCGTCCGAGTTCACCGCTGCCGCCCACTCCTCCGGGGCCACCTCCCGGTCCACCGGAACCACTTTCCAGTCCGCATCCCGGTACCAGATCCTGTTCGGGAGGAAATCGTCGCGTCGCACGTCGACGAAGAGGGAACCGAGGACGTCCGGGTACTTCCCGGCCGCCCTCAGCGCGTCTACAAGATCGTGGGCGTCTTTCACTCGTCGTCCTCCTTGTTTTCGTTTGGTTCGGACCATGACGCGCTAGAGCTTGAGCCTGGGGACGTACTGGCTCGTCAATAACAGAGCCTGCTTCGTCGGCGGCATCGAGTCGTGGTCGCGGTAGTACTCCAGCTCGGCCATCGCACGCGCCACCTGATCCATGGACGGCGCGTTGGAAACGTTGACTGCCACGGTCAGCTGGAACTTCGCCACGTGGCTGATGCCGACGCGGAAACCCAAGAGCGTGCCGTAGTTGACGATGATGTTGGCCCAGTCGAGCGGCCCGGCATCCTTGGCCAGCCACTCCCACGGGCACAAGGCAGCCTCACCGGCCTTGATTGCCAGCGCGACATCCCCTTGGGACGCAACGGCGTGCAGATCGCTAGGCATGGACCCCCTCCCGCGCCGCAATCGTCACGGTCGGCCCGAACGCGGCCCAGGCCGCACGGTTGTAAATCATGTAGGAGAAGCCGCTCTCGTAATCCGCGTTCGGCGTGCGGGTCATCCACACTGTCTCGCCGAACAGCGTCGTCTCACCGGTCTGGCCTCGGAGACCCCACGGGCCGGTGAAGTCCGACCACACCATGACGGTCTCGGCCAGCTGCGAGGGAGTGAGGCTTTCGTTGTCGCACATAGCTTTCCTGTCCTTCGGCGATGGGACCGACCCGGCCTCGGCGAGGGAGGCGCCGAGGCAGAGCCGGTGTCTGGGGCCCGGCCCCGGCCGAGTGAGGAGTGGTACTCGGCCGGGGCCAGGCGAGGAGTGCGGCCAGCGGTCAGGAGCTAGCCGCACATGCCAGGCGGCGGGAACACACCGACCGTGATCAGGTCGGCATTCCTGTACTGGCCCCACTTTTCGATCACAAGCTCCAGGTCGTCGCCGACCTCGCGCTGGAGAGCTTCGAGGGTTCGCTTCAGCGCCACCATCACGGCGGCAGCGTCTTCGCCCTCGCCGAGGTAAGTGCCGAAAAGGTCCACGGCGCGGCAGCCCGACAGGGTGATCGACACGCCCGGGACGGAGTTGGCCATCAGTACTCCCTCGCCCTCGCCCAGTCGTCGGCCAGCTGAACAACCTCGTCGACAGTCCCCGTCGCGAACATGTGGGAGCCATCCCGGGTCGGCTCGCGGCCGGACCGGAAGAAGCCCTCCCCGCGCGGGTAGACGCCGACCACACACACCTCCGGGTAATCCCGCGACAGACAGACGTCGATCTCGGTCAGCTCGCGGGCCCACTGGCCACGCAACTCCGGCGCCGAGTCGGCAGGACCGGCCCCGGTCGTCCAGGTGAACCGGGCGGCGCCCAGGTCTCGGAGCTGGCTCAGCTGCTCACTGGTCAGCCAACTCGGCCAGACGCCGCTCATGCCGACACCTCCCGCCGCTCCTGCGAAGCAGGATGGCGAAGCCCCAGCGCATACCGGCGACTGCGGCGCGGCGGGGGGATCTTCGGCGGAGTGACGGCGGTGACCTCGTTCGCGTTCTCCACGTCCACGTCGCCGTCCGGCCACTGGATTGCCTGGCCAGCCCGCTCAAGCTCCCGATCCTGCTCGGCACCCCGCTGGCGGGCCTTGCGTGTGGCACGCTCCTGGAAGGCAGCCCGCCGCGCCTGCTCGATCCCCGCCTGGATCTCGTCGGCCTTCGCATCGTGTTCCCGCTCCAGCCGGGCCTTGATGTCCTCGACGGTCGGTGCGCCGTTCCGGGGTTTCACCGGCCGGGACGCCCAGAGGAACAGCAACCAACCCGCTCCGCCGCACGCCGCTGCCAGAACGATGATCACGCCTGAATTCATGCGCTCAACCCCTCAGTGCGGAGCGTGCGGACGCTTCGCGGTCACTTGTTGTCACCGACTGGGCCGTAGGACAACAGGGCCGCTCTCGGTGTCGGTTACTCAACGTGTCGGCCACTTACACTTCCGCAGAGCGACTGACATCGGAATGTCACGGGTCTTGACTTCTTCAGACTTCTTCGGACTTCTTCCTGACTTCTTTCGATGGCGGTCGCGAGGGGCTCCGGTTGCGCCTTACTGTGAGAGGCGTCTGACACGAGGGCAGGTGTGATGGGCGACGAGATACCGAAGACCCGGCTGGGGCAGCTCATGGCGGAGCGCCACATGACGCTTGGTGATCTACAAGGCCGGTACCAGGAGATAACCGGCACGATGATGTCCGAACGTCAGCTCCAGCGGTGGGTGACCGGTGAGGTAAAGAGGCTGCCGTACGCGCACTCACAGTCCGCACTCGAACAGATGTTCAGCGAAGCGGCCACCCAGCTGTTCGGCCCGCCGCACGGCGGCGGCCTAAGCACACAGGCACGCCCGCTCGAACTGAGCGGAGGATCGCTCGAATACGGGCAATCCGATTGGCAACGTCAGGTGATCGCGGCAAGCGCAATCCGCGCCCGCGAGTTCCTGAGGATGACGGAGGTATCCAACGTGGGTGCAGAGACCCTCGACCAACTCACCGATGATGTTCGTCGGTTGACAGTCGCGTACCAACAGACCCCGCTGGAATCCCTGCTCGCGGACATGAGCGAAACGCAGAGCAAGGCGTTCGAGCTGTTGGAGGGTCGGCAGCGAGCGGAGCAGACGCGTGACCTGTTCTTGCTCGCCGGGGTTGCTTCCGGGCTGATGGCTCGCGCCGCCCACGACACCGGGGCATCGCACGAGGCCATGGTTCACGCCCGAGCCGCGTTCTCCTCTGCCGACAACGCCGGACACGATGGGCTCAAGGCTTGGGTCAAGGGCCTACAGTCGTTGATCGCCTACTGGGCGGGGCGATACAAGGACTCCGTGAAGTACGCCGCGCAAGGCGCCGAGTTCGCTTACCGGAGCCAGAACACGTCAGCGGTCTGGATCGCCTCCAGCGAGGCGCGCTCACTCGCGGCGTTGGGTCGGCATGGTGAAGCGCAGCAATCCGTGCAGCGCGCCGTTGATGCACGTGACCGGGTTCGGCACGATGACCTTGACGACCTCGGCGGGTTCTGCACGTTCAACCGGCCGCGCCAGCTCTACTATGCGGCTGAGGCCCTCTCCTGGGCAGGTGTCGACGCGGCGGAGCGCACGGAGCAGTTCGCGATGGAGGCGATCCGCGCCTACGAAACTGCGGATGCAGGAGACCGGGCGTTCGGAGACGAGGCGGGCACCCGCTGCGCGCTCGCTATCGCGCGGATCAACCGGGGTGAATTTGAGGGTGCCGTCGAAGCCATGGATGGCGTTCTTACGCTACCCGTTGCCAAACGCACCCATGGCGTGGTCGTCGCGGTGCAGCACGTGGAACGCCACCTCGCCGGAGTGACCGCTAATGACCGTGTCATCGGCGAACTGGAGGAGTCGATGAACGCGTTCGCCTCCCAGCGTCTGGCGATCAACCAGTGACCTCGAATGGGTTCGACGACAAGACGGACGGCGGGATCAACCTCGAAGGCGCGCACGTACGGCTTCGCGAGTTTCGGTCTACCGACGGGCCCGATGCGTTCGCGATCGTGGGAGACGACCGTGTAACCCGCTCCCTGTCCTTCGCCAGCCGAGATCGCGACGCCGCCCAGTCGATGATCGACGGAGCTGTCGAACGCGCCAAAATCCGCCCGCGCACCGAGTACTACCTGGGCATAGCCTGCGACGAGGACGACCGGGTCATCGGCTTCTGCCGCCTCGGTCTCTCCGGAGTCCGGGCAGCGAAGTTGGGCTACGCCGTCGCAGCTGACTACTGGGGTAGGGGATTCGCCACTGACGCAGTCCGGTGCGCACTCGACTTCGCCTTCGGGCCGCTGGATCTCCACCGCGTAACAGCGGCCATCGGCCCTGACAACGCGGCTTCCCACGCCGTTGTCAAGCGCCTCGGATTCGTCCGGGAGGGCGTACTCCGCGATCATGTCTTCACCAACGAAGCCTGGCGTGACTCGGTGCTCTACTCCGTGCTTGCAGCAGAGTGGACCAATCCGGCATAGGTGGGTTCAACCCTCCGCTCGACACAGGGAGGCCCCCTGGTGAAGTGTGCTTCACCAGGGGGCCTCCCTGTGTGGTATCGATGCAGGAGAGGAGCAACCCGTCGTGTACTTGACCCGGGCGCGTACTGGGCGAGTCAGTTCGAGTGGACGTCCCGGTGAAGCCTGAGGAGATCGCCGCCGAAGTCGGCGTAGCAGCCGAGAAATCCGCCGTCGCGATGATGCACCTCGACCAGGCAAGCAGCGTCCTGAGCGAGTGCCTCCAGATGCTCACGGAGGCCACGCAGGGCTCCGGCGACCACGAGGTGCAGCTAGCCCTCCAGGCGGTCAGCGAATGCGACCCCAGTGCGCTGAAGAACCTGGTCGCGCGCGCCGTAGGAGAAGCTGAGGCATACAGCCGCACCGTGATGGGCTCGGCGCCACCCGCTCCGCCGCCCAGCTCGCCGCCACCGGCGCCCAGCAAACCCCCGGAAGAACCGCCAGAGGTGAAGGTGGCCCGCACCGAGCTGCCACCGCCGGTCGTGAAGAACACCGGTTCGCCGACCCACGGCAGGTGGTCCACCTCAGACGCCCCGACTGACCTTCAGCCCGTGGCGAGTGGCACCAAGGATCATCTCTATGCAGCCACCCAGCGCTACCTGGTGGAGAACGGCCTGGGCCTGACCATGATCGGCTCGCACGTCGAAACGAAGCTAGCGGTCTACATGCGTACCCACGAGATCGGCGACGTCACCGTCACCATCAACAATCGTCCGTGCGACGGGCCGCTAGGGTGCGACACGCTGTTGCCGCAAGTGCTTGCCGAGGGTACGACGCTTACTGTCTACGGCACGGCGCCAGACGGGACCCGCACCAAGAACACCTACAGAGGAAGAGGGACTCCGTGATCCGGGCTTACTTCGAGGGCCACGCCGCTGACGGCGTGCCGGTTGCCACGGCGGAGGAGCTGGCTGACGTACTCGCCCGGGTGGAGGCCGCAGGCCCCACGCAGTCTGCCCACCTCATGGTCGGCGACCCGCCGAGTCGGGTACTGACGGTCGGTTTGAACGGCGACCGAGGAGTGGTGCGCTACGCCACTGACGGCGGCGAGGCGTTCAGCAAGAACCCCACTCCATACGCCGTCCCCGAGCAAGGAGAGGTCCTCTACTGGCTCGACACCGCCGAGTTGTTTTTCCCGGACGATGCCGAGGTGCCGCGCGCTGACGTGATCGAGATAGCTCGCCAGTTCCTGACGTCCGGCGGCGCCCGCCCCCTGGCCGTGGAGCCACGAGCATGACGGAGGAGCCGGACCCGCAACCGACAGAGCGCCTCTCCTTCGCCGAACACCTCTGGCTCCTTGCCTACATTGAGGCGGGGTCGGTCCGGCGCGAAGGGAGCCGCGTCTCGGTCTTCACATTCTGGGCCGACCCCGCCCACCAAGCCGCGCTCGCGAAGTTCGACGCCTTCGGATTCATCACCGTGAGCAAGAGCGGCATGTACGGGCTGACCGAGCGCGGACTGGCGCACCTCAACTTGAACTTCGGGAGCAGAAACAAGGAGCGCTTCACCCTGCCGGAGCCGGAAGAGGAAGCGTGACCGAGCCGGAGCTGTACTTCGATCCGGACGGCAAGCCCATCACGGTGACCGAGTGGAGCGACCTGAGGGATTCGCTGGGGAAGAACATGGTCCTCCGCCGTCATACGATCACCGACCGGTCCGCGCCGTCCTGGACGATCTTCGTCACCACGGCCTGGCTGGGCATCTCACCCATCCCGGGCGAGTCCCCACCACGGCCCTTCCGGACCGGGGCGTTCCAGGTTGGCCATGCGGATCGGCCCCACCCCATCGACATGCCCGACGAAGAGCACGCCTGGGCCACGTCGGCGGAGGCGACGGCCGGTCACGCCGACGTAGTCAACCGGCTCTCCGAGCAGCGTTCAGAGCCAGTCGTGAGCCCGGACCCTCTGCCGCCCGCCGCCTTCTTCGGAAAAGCCTGCCCGAAGTGCAAGAGGTCCGAGCTGCGAGAGATCGCCCGGCCGGAGAAGATGCTCTTCGCCAAGAAACCCGGAACGTATAGCCTGCCCGGCGCGACGATGAAGGTGTCCGCCACGGAGGCGTGGATCAACCGGCCGTACTGCCTGTGCAGCGCATGCGGCTTCGAGAAAGCGGGGAAGTGGGAATGACCGACACGTTCGACGCGGACACCACGGAGGAGGACGAGGACGCCGTCATCGCCAGCGACCTCATCGACCCGGCGACCGCTCGCCCCCGGCTCTGCCGGGAGCAGTGCTCCACGTGCGTCTACCGGCCAGGCAACCCCATGCAGCTCCGGCCGGGCGGGCTGAAAGCCCTCAGCGAGGAGGCCCGGCAGTCGTTCGTCCCGTGCCACGACACGTTGCCCTGGATCGCCGACTTCGGCCCCTCGATGTGCAGGGGGTGGTACGACGGCTACGCCGACCAGTCGCCCACCATCCAGACCCTCATCGAGGTCTTCGGGGAGCCGGTCGAAGTCGACCCGCCCCCAGCCGCATGGCCCGCCATTACGGAAGAACACAAGGGTTCGTAGCTACTGCCCCTTGACCGGCGGCCTGCCGCCCGGCGGTCGGTCAAGGACAGAGACGGTCGTCTTCTTGACGCTGAATGGAGCCCCCTCCGGTCCGCGTACGTGATCTTCGATCCAGATGGGCTCGATGACGCCACGGGACCGGTATGGCTGCCAGCGGACGTGTCCGATTACGTGGGATCGCTTCTTCACCTTGTAGCCGCTGGCATGGTCCGCGTCCGACCGGGCCTGGTGGCGCTGGTGCAAGGTCACCACGTGCACCGGGTCCGTGTCGTAACCCTCGCGCTCCAGGCGGCGCCTCACGGTCCTCGACAGCGGGAGATCCTCGACGTCGGCGACCGGCTTGCGCGTATCCCGCTTCATCAGCAACCACGCCGCGCGCACCGTCTGAACCCAAGGGGCACTTGTGGCCGTCGTGATGTTCCCGTCGCTGGGGTCCACGTTGTGCACGATCTTGCCGTCCGACGTGAGCACATTCGGTGAGTTGAACCGGAGCAAGGCTTCGTTGTCCCAGCCATAGGTACCGAGCTGGCCTTGCAGCTCTCGCGCCTCGCGGAAGCTGATACCGAGCTTCCGGAGACTGCGGACGCCGATCTCGGTGTGGTGCAGAGACCAGAAGGTCACCCAGACGTGTTCGTCCGGCTCCTCTACGGCCTCCGTCGAACCCCAGGACACCCCGATGATCGAGACCACCTTCGGCTCCTCGACGGGGTCGTCCATCTCGTAGTACGCGATCGGCTCATCGAACACCATGAGCCCGCTCTCGGACGGGATGTCCTCGGGCCGGACCTCCCAACTCGGCAGCTTGCGCCCCGCGCTGATCGCAACCTGCGTCATCTCGCTGGAGATCGAATACAGGCTCGCGCTCATCAGGCGGCGGCGCTCCTCCGAGAGCAGGAACGCCGCCGACGCGTCGGGGTCCTCGCTGATCGGGTTGACCGTGCCCCTGCCGTTCTTGAGGAGCATGGACACCTGCAACGCGAGGAACGGGTTCCGCATCCGGTCAGCCAGCTCCTCCCGCATCGCGGGCAGCGCGCGCGGCTCCGGCGCGATCCACTCCAGGGGCTCGGGGCTCATCGGACGCTCCTCCGGGAACTCGATTGGATGTTCGATGGTACTGCCCGGCGATGGACCGCGACGATGACCTCAGGGAGGAGGAGGCGTGGGAAATGACGTGGGAAGAAATGGGCCAATCTCGCGACTCATGCCAGCTTGGATGCGACTGATCGCAACTACTTGACACTCCAAACGACCAGGTGAGAGGCTCTTTTTGCTAAAACACCAGGTCAGCACGCAGGCCACACGCGTAAGCCTCCTTACCCGCGTGGGACGCGGGCAAGGAGGCCTTGACGGCTTTGGCAGCTGAAAGAACAATCAGGGGCGGCGGTCGGCGACCACCGCGTCGATGATGTCGTCGAGGGTGCGCGTCGGGACGAA